TTATTCACGCCACAGAATATGGCAAATCTTGTGGTCTTTTTCGCGACACAGCAGCACGCGGGCAAAGATATCGTTAATATCACCGCCATCGGTATCGGCCAGGCCAATCACCACTTCGGCAAAGAAATCCGGGTTGAGGTCAAAATCGACGTGTTCTTCCCAATCAGGAGCTGGGTCAAACAGCTCGGCACCGCCGCGTTCTTCAAATTGTAGGTTGAACAGAATGACATCTGCCGGGTCGAGGTTGTCGACAGCCAGTTCCAGGAAGATATCGTAGGCTTGTTCAAGCGTTTCGTCTTCGGTCAGGCGATTGTTTAAATCCATATCCATGATTGCTACCCATTAAACATCTGATTGGCACGTTTTACAGCAACGGACTGAAGAAGTAAAACAGTCGCTCGGCGATTCGTTGCCACAGCGGACGTTTTAACCACAACCGGGCATCCAATAGGCGCGAGCGGGAGATGTAGTCGTCCTGCACTGCCGCCAGATCGCTACCAAATCCGGCATCGTCAATTACCAGCGTAATTTCGAAGTTAAGCCACAGGCTGCGCATGTCGAGATTCACGGTACCGACCAGACTGAGTTCGCCGTCAACTAATACACTTTTGGTATGCAGCAGACCGCCTTCAAATTGGTAAATCTTCACCCCTGCCGCCAGCAGTTCACTAAAGAAAGCGCGACTGGCCCAGCCAACCAGCAGCGAGTCGTTCTTGCGTGGCAAAATGATGCTGACATCGACACCGCGTTGGGCGGCAGTACAGATAGCATGCAGCAGATCGTCACTGGGCACAAAGTAGGGCGTGGTCATGATCAAATGCTCTTTGGCTGCATAGGCGGCGGTCAATAGAGCCTGATGAATCAAGTCCTCCGGGAAACCCGGGCCGGAAGCGATGGTATGAATTGTATGCCCACTGGCCTCTTCGAACGGCATGATATTGACGTCTGGCGGCGGTGGTAAAATCCGTTTTCCGGTCTCAATTTCCCAGTCGCAGGAATAGACGATGCCCATGGCTGTCGCTACCGGACCTTCCATTCGGGCCATCAGGTCAATCCATTGACCCACGCCGGAGTCTTGTTTGAAGAAGCGAGGGTCAACCAGATTCATACTGCCAGTGTAAGCAATATAGTTATCGATCATGACCATTTTTCGATGTTGACGCAGGTCCATACGACGCAGAAAAACGCGCATCAGATTTACCTTCAGTGCTTCGACAACCTCGATTCCTGCATTGCGCATCATGGTGGCCCACGGGCTGCGGAAAAAAGCCACGCTACCCGCGGAGTCGAGCATTAAACGGCAGTGTACGCCGCGTCGAGCCGCAGCCATTAACGATTCCGCAACTTTATCGGCCATACCACCGGGTTGCCAGATATAGAACACCATCTCAATATTATGACGAGCAAGCTGAATGTCGCGAATAAGCGCCTGCATAACGTCATCTGATTCGGTGAGTAGCTGAAGCTGGTTGCCTTTAACGCCAGCGATGCCCTGGCGGCGCTCACAGAGTTGAAATAACGATTCGGCGACTGGGCTATTATCATCGGCAAAGATATGTTTGCAGGCTTTGAGATCTTTTAACCATTTGGCCGTCGAAGGCCACATTGCGCGAGCGCGTTCAGCACGGCGCTTGCCCAGATGCAGCTCGCCAAACGAGAGATAGGCGATGATTCCCACAAGCGGAAGGATGTAGATGATCAGCAACCACGCCATTGCTGACGGAACTGCACGTCTTTTCATTAGTATGCGTAATGTTACACCAGCGATCAGCAGCCAGTAACCGAGTATGACCAGCCAGTTAACCACTGTGTAAAAGGTTGTCATAGATGAAAAATCCTTTTGAATGACTTTATGTCATGAGTTTACGCATCAACATCAATCTGGCAAATAAAAACGCAGCGAAAGCATTGGTCACCCAGATTCATCGGTCTATAATGCTGGCTGTTTTCACTTGTAGAGTAGTAGCAATGAAGCGTAGTAGAACGGAAGTAGGGCGCTGGCGCATGCTAAGACAGGTGAGTCGCCGTAAAACACGCTGGCTGGAAGGCCAATCGCGTCGCAATATGCGCATCCTCTCCATCAGAAAAGAGCTGGTGAAACGGCAACGTCATTCCCTGCTGTTCACTTTCTCTGAGTTTTGAGAGTCGAAACAAAAGGCACCGCTCGCGGTGCCTCTGTTTTTGGTCAGGGTCTTGTTTTCAGAATACCTTTTTGAATTGTCATTTGTCTTATTTCGATCAATTCCACAGAAAAACGAACTGTTACGCTGAGCCCCCGTCCCGCCTGCCTTTCCTGCTGCCCTTTATCACACTCTATGTACATGTGTTACATTGTGAGTATCTTTGAGTACTGGATTTTGTGTACACTTTTGCGTACTCAAAAACCAAATGTGTACTCACTCAATGATCACCGATACAAAGCTCAGGAAAGCGCTTGGCAAGAAACGTGATGATATTGAAGTTGTCTCAGATTCACACGGACTCAACGCCAGGATTAGCCAGACAGGGAAAATCACATTCTTTTATCGCTACCGCTGGGCAGGCAAGGCGGTAAAGATGAATGTGGGTGATTATCCGGCAATGAGCATCGCCCAGGCAAGGGAAAGACGACAACAATTAAGAGCGTGGATAACTGAAGGTCGGGATCCTCGCGAGCAGGCCAAACTGGAAAAGCTGAGTCGTCAGGATGCAATGTCAGTTGAAGATGCTTTTAATTACTGGATTGAAAGACACTGTATCGCGAACCAACTGACGAAAACGGACTACTACAAGCTGGTTTTTAAAAAACACATATCGACGCCCATGAAGGGAGTCAAAGTTGATAACTCAACTCGTCGGCACTGGACGGAGTTACTCGACAAAATAGAAAGCCGTGTGATGGCTCACTACATGTTGTCCCTGTGTAAAAGAGCTTTCAGATTTTGTTTAAATCGTGGTGTCATCTCTACCAACCCACTTGAGGTTCTTCTTCCGACAGATGTTGGACAAAAGCCGAAGGTAAGCACGCGGCGACTGAGCGACGAAGAACTGCGGATGACTTACCAATGGCTTAAAAACCACATGTCCATTGCTTCAGTTTTCCTGGTAAAATTTATTATGCTGACTGGCTGCAGAACGGCGGAGATCAGGCAGAGTGAGCGCGGCTGGTTCAACCTGGATGAATGCGAGTGGGTTGTCCCCGCCAAAATGTATAAAACCAGGGTCACTACGCGGCGTGGATTGCCTGAAGCAGCTGTTGGTCTGGTAAAGGCACATCTTCAAAAGATACGAACAAACCACCTTGTCACTTCTCAAAGACGAACAAACGGCGAGATTAAAGATATTCCGGTTCGTGCGCCGGTAGCTTCAAATTATGCAAGATCAATCTGGTCTGGGGCTGGGATGGATGAATGGTCTATCCACGATTTACGGCGTACTATCGCAACGACGCTTTCTGAGCTGGGCGCTCCGCCACATGTGATAGAAAAAATTCTTGGACATCAGATGGTAGGTGTAATGGCCCATTATAATCTGCATGATTATATCGATGACCAGAAACACTGGCTCCGCGTTTGGCAGAGCCATTTAGAGAAAGTCATCGGCGAGCCATTTTGTTAGTGCTGCTTTATCCCTTCCCACTCCTTTATCGACTCTGCTTTCCAGCGATTAGGATTCCCAGGGAAGTCCGGTGCAGGGAAGGGGCGAGCAAAACCCCGAGGCATTGTTTCTTCGCTTTGCCAGGACCACAGGGTCTTGCGAGAAATTTTGTATCGACTGGTCAGGTCGGATGTCAGCAAAATATCGTCCATATTGTCTCCAGCGGTCTTAGCCAGCCATGCCGCACGATGGCGTGCGGCTTACTCTGTATTAATCAATAAATTTTTGTCCAGGCAGACTCCGAAGTCTCCGGGCACAATTCATAGCCGTAGCCACGTAACTACATTTACGGTTCACGACTTCAACGGTGATCTTTGAGCCATGAACGATCACTGTGTAGGTCCGCTTAGTTTTTTGGCGACCGTAATTGCCATACAGCTCTACGTGCTTTGCCAGTGCCGCATCGCATGCCTGGCAGCCCAGCGGTGATTGTTTGCTTCGGTTAATCAGTCGCATGTTCGCCTCACACAAAAACGTCTATGGGGTCACCGGCGGCGCGCGCGTTATCGTTCGCTTCACGCCGCAGGCCGAGGACATAACCAACGGGATCCCAACTGGACAGAATGGCGTCGAGTTCTTTTTGACTGTGCCAGGTAGTCAGCCGTTTTTTCAGTTCCGTAGAGCAGGCGCGCACATTTGCCCGGGTGGGGCCAGCCATCTTCATGCACAGGCAGAGAGTTAGCAGCAGATCGGAATACTCATCAGCTGCTGCGCGTAAGGCCGCCGGGTCAATACTGGCTTCGAGCTCGGGTAAACGGTGTTTTAGGCTCATGCTGCGCTCTCCTCTATACGTTTGAACTCGATGACCCAAACCCAAGGGTTGGCCTTCCAGCTTTCTTCGCCGTAAATTGACTCCCAGAGAGTGGCAAATCTGTTGATGTGACTTGCCTGTGCTGCACCATGTTCGCTGAGTGATGTCCATTCATCTTCGGGAACACCTTTAGCTGCAAACCAAATAGCAGATCCAACACCTTCGAACCGAGCATCACTCTCACTGATAGAGTTCAACCGCTCCACGTGCACATCGGTGATTTCCAGCAGAATGCGACTGGCCCAGCGCGGCATGTGAATGGATGGCCGCCATGCACCTTCGAACTTCTGATATTCCGTGTGCGGTTTCCAGTAAGCATCATCGGGAATCGACCACGGGCCGTAATCACCTGGTCTCTGCTCGCAACTTGCACGGTAAATCCTCGCTGCTGAGCGCTCACCCCCTTTACACAGATTCTCTTCCCAGTCTACACAGCACCCGTCTTCGTTGCCGAGGGTCGCCCATGTCTCGCGAACCCAGATGCGGTCTCCGACTGCGCCGTATGGACAATGGAAAACACAGCTCTCACCATAGTGCCCATACCATTGAAATCCATCTCCAACACTTCTAACTAACGCCGGAGTTTCAGGATATTCTCCGGCTGGTTGATTCTTCATAATCCGCCGAGTCTGCGTCTTCCGACCGTCGAGAATGGCGCGTACCATTTCCCCGTTAAAAATCATTCCGCGCTCAGTCATTCCAGGCCTCCAGTTCGTTCTGGATTTCCTCGTCGATCTCGTCGTTGGTAACGGTACTGTTAAGCCGTCCCCTGGCTTCGCTGAGATAGAATTCGTGCCGCTCATGAAACCATTGAGAAAATTCGTGTGACCAGCCCAACATCCCGTAGTCGACTCTTGCCGCGTCTTCTGCCAGTGATTCAACCATGCAATCAGCAGTGGTAAGCGCGGCTTCGCGGATGTACCCGCGCAGGTCGCGTTTGCGCCAAACCGTACTAAATTTCGAGTCGCAGCGGGCTTTGAACTCAACTTCCCAGCGGCGGATGCAACGTGCGTTTAGTGATTTGCTCATATCGTTACCGGGAGGGCGGACCCTCCCGCCTCCCTTAGCTCACGTATTCCGGTTTCATGTCATCAAGGGTGATGCGGAACTGGTCATACAGTTCATCACCAAGATGGCGCTTAGCAGCGTTGAGAGTGCCCTCAGCTTTAGCAAAGAGCTCTGCGGCCTCAGGTTCGCCGGGATTTGGCAGTGAGTTGATCGCAGCCTCAATCTTGTTACGTGCATCAACGAGGTAGTAGCGCTTCACTGCCTTGTTTTTCAGTTCGGTATACAGAGCAGTACCCAGCAGTGCTTTCTGTGATTCGATATCTACGCGGATGGCTTTGGCCTGATCAACAGAGTCTGCTGTATCAATCCGGTCACGTAGTTTGTCAGCAATGGAGTCAACGTCGGATGTGGGGTCTTGGGCGCTGACGGAAGCGCCTGCAGAACTTGTTATCTCATCCAGCGTAATTTTTTCAGCTTGAGCCGGATTGATAATCTTTTCCTCGCGCTCATCAATCTCGTCTGCGGTGTAGACGCCGAGGATCACATCCGGGCAGTACAGACGCGCCCAACGTTTAACGGCGAGATAAGCCAACTGCTGGCGGGGGTCACTTGCCCACAGTGTTGAATTGCGGACTTGTGCCTGTGAAAGCATCAGGACAAGCTCGCGAGGTTCGGATTCACCTTTGAGCGTTGCCCATGCACGGACGCCCACACCAGCTTCGTCTCTCAAATCCCAGCCTGGCGCGATGTAGTCGTTACCTTTGCCGCTCGTTTTTTTAACGAAGCGGCCAACGATATTTTCCCAGGCGCCAAACCATTCAAAGTGAATGCGGTCTTTTGTCGGCGCCATAGCGTTGATCACTGCATTAACCAGCTGGGCTTCGTACCCAAGGACACCAGAATTACCCACGATGAAGGTTTTCTGTGCAACTGCGAATGGATCCATATTCCAACGCGCAGCTTGCATTACTACGGCCATGCACGCATCTGGCTTACCGCGATAATGATCTGGGACGAAATTTCCGCTGTTAGCCATTACCTCTGAGATTTTCAGGAGACGATTGAATAAATCGGCGTTTGTAAGAATAGAAACGTTGTCGATTCTCTGGGGCTGGTTGTCAGTAGTGGTTACTAAATTGGACATTGTTATTCCCCCTTATGCCTGTACGCGCAGCGCTTCGAGACGGCGCACATCAAAATCGTTGAGTTCTTCGGTGTAGTCTTCAGTGATTGGCGCTGGCCATTCGCCAGTGTCGAAGCCGTTCGCGATGGCGCGCATTGCTTTGCGGTATTCCAGCACGCCGAGTTCCAGCAGTTCTTCGGATGCCTCGATGATGGCGATCCAGTGGTAGTTCTCGTCTTTGTTAACAAATATCCAGAAGAATTGATCCAGCGCTGCGGTTTCGCAGTACATCGCTGCGCTCAGGTGGTAGTCGCGCTCGATGATTTCCCGGTGTAATTTCGCGCGCAGGCCTTCCTGCTTAATGTTCCACATGCTGATGGTCTTCAGGTCCGAGCCGATACGGAGGCCGCCCATGTCGATTTCAAGGTCGGGGCGCACACGGATTTCAAGCCCAGTCTCCTCATCAATACCGAAATAGCTCACCTCGACGGCGCGGCTCGGGTGGGTCAGTAGCTTCCCGGCGGTCGGGTGATTCAGCAGCGCTTTCTGGATGGCCAGCGCGGTGCTCAGTTGCTGGCGGGTTACCAGTACTTTTCCTTCCGGGTTCTCGCGCCAGGCATCCAGTAGTTCGTCGGCGAATACCGCGTCAGGATTAACGGATTTCACAACCTGAATGAGATCTGTTTTGGTGCCAGACACTTTCAGTGGTTGCGGCTTCTGGGCTTCCTGTGCGACCAGGTCAGGATTAATGATTGCCAGCTGTTCCAGTAAGGCATCGCGGCTACCGCTGGTTTTCACCTGGGCTGGCAGGGTGGCGTTGTATTCTTTGATGCATGCCTTCATTGCCGTAGCGGTATGCTTAGTCCCATTCTCGATGTGCTGGAACTCTTCCGGGAGTTGCTCATATGACGCATAGGATTCGTCAACGGATGCCCCAAGCGGGAACGGCGCGGGCAGGGTGGCGTTATGTGCATCCAGTAATGCTTTGATATCGTCGGCGCTCAACAACGGCGGCAAGCTTGCGTTGTACTCGTCGATAAACGCACGGATCGTCGCAGTAGTGGTGAATGCGCCTTCCGGAATTTCTGGTTCAACGCTGAACTCTTTGTCCATGTCGTCTGGCTGTAGCGCCAGCGCATGAACCAGGTTACCCATATCCAGAACCGGCGATCGCACCTTCTGAATGGTTTTGGATACATGGCGCGCCTCGAAATACATCAGCGATACCCGGGCATCTTTAACCTGGGTTGAACTAATGCCGTTCGCCGCGTGGTAAACCTCGTTCGGCACACCTTCATATCGACCTGGCTCGAAATATTCAGGCCATGCTGGCGCGGTAGTTTCGGGTTCAGCTTCTGCTGTAACTTCCTCGGCAGTACTGTCAGAAGCGCGGTCTTTCAGAACGGCTGCGGTCAGGTCCGGGCAATGTTCTTCCAGAATCTCGCGCATATTTACGGAATTTGTTTGCGGAGTATCTGCATCAGCGCTTTCGCCTGCTGGTACCGGATTATTAACTTCGTCTTTGACCTGCTGAGTCTCTTCCATCTGCACATGGCTGGTGGCCTCTTCGTTATTAACGGCTTTAATTTTTCCCTCTGCTGTGTTCTGGCGTACCTGGTCCACTATCGATAAAGACGTTGCTGATGGATTACCCATAAGGCCTTCAATGGAGTACATTCCGGCGCTGACCTTGGCAATTTCAGGTTGCTTAGTTTTGGTCAGGTCTTCATGTACCCATTTAGGATCGTTGGGGTCGCTGATGCCTTCGACGTATTCGCCGCGTTCGGCAGCGAGTAATCGATTAGTATCAGGAAGTTTCTTTTGAGCCTCTTTCACCAGCTCGGCGCCAACTACCTGGAAATCAGTCGTGAGATTTTCCAGATTAGGTTTGCTTTGATCACCATCGAGCGCAGTTTTTACCGCATTCAAGGTGAGCTCGGCGGATGAGATATGACCTGCTTTCTCGAGAGTTTCGGCGCTTGGGGTATCGTGTTTATACTCAGTCAAGGTCGCATTGATATAACCACGTAAACGATCCGGGAATGGAGTTATTCCGATGGAAGCTGTTCTGATTAGGGCAAAGATGGCAGCACGTGAAAAATCAAGAATGCCCGGCGTGCTCCGTAATGCAGATGACCACTCTTTGAATGGGCTTTCTTTCTTCTGAATGATCTCTTTTGCGCGACGGTGAATAGACGCCGGGAAATTATAGATATCAAAATCCATTGGCAGTGTTGCCAGTGCGATTTCTTGATCCAGGGTATCCAGTGTGTGGACATAATCCGGGTTGCGGTCTGTTTTGTTTCCGCCTCCGGCATTAGTCCCGGCGTCAGTGCGTTGTACTGAGGTAATGCGATTACCGGAAGCCCATTCTTTTACGAGAATGCCGCGATCAATATAAGCTGTCTTAACCCACAATTTTGCAAACTCAATGCGTTTGCCGAGCTCATGGCGTTTGCTTTCCGGGAAAACTTTTTTGCAGGCGCTGGTGTATTTCCAAAGCGATGGCATATCGAATTTCTTAATTTCAGGTTCGTTCTCTGTTGAAAGAATCAGATCCTGAATAGAGCTGTTATCAGTATCCATTTCCATAGCGGAAAGGCGGCTGCGATGCGGAACACTAATGTGGTAAACGTGGCCCTCTTCTGCCATGTATTGCGCCAGCAGCTGAATGCGAAACGGCATCTCTGCGATGTTGTATTTTGAGTTCTCATCGCCATCACCAGAAATCTCGACACCGGAAGCTTCAGAATCGTTATCGCCTGAATCATCGTTAACGATCTCACCTTCAACAACGGTGGTTGAATCAGTTGCACCCGGGATTATCTGCCAGGTGCGCTGGTCGTCGGCGAGCTGATAGCGTTCGCACCAGGAGTAATCAATCACACCTTCAGCGGGAAGGTCATTGAATACCGGGAAATCGGTACGAATCGGCTTTTGATAATCTTTGCCGCGCCCGGTTTCGATCTCTGCATCTTCCAGGTCAACGTCTAACTGCAGCTGTGCGCGAGCTTCAGATTTCGCGGAACGCCAGATAATGGCATCGGCTTTGCCCGATTTTTGAGTTGCCTTTATCAGATAAAAATATTCCATGTGATAGCCTCAATTTTGGGTGTTAGAATCCCCGGGCCATTGATAGCGCCCATTGGGTGTTCATTGGTTTTGGTAATTTCCGGTGTAACTTTGGTCGGTGGCACCGGACGTACAGCCCGCTTCGGCGGGTTTTACGTTAGGCCTCGTTGGCCATGGCGTCGTATTCGCCACAACGTTTCGAGCAATACGTTCTTTCCCATGGTACTAACTGCGTGCCGTGAATGATGAGAATGGTCATCTTCACAACTTTTCCTTCCTCCAGTGCTTTGCGGCAATACGCACATCGTTTCTGCATAACGCCTCCTACATCTGCGCGGTGAATCCGGCGGGGTGTTCAGCTAGAACGCCTTTCAATGGCATGCATTCGCCTTTTACACCTTGCTCAACAGCGGCTTCCCGGCATTCTTTCTCGCTGCCATAAACTCCCAGCAAAACATCCTGATTACCGCCTATAAGCATGCCGACGGTTATCACCAGAGCGAACATTGTGCTCATCAGTGGGTGCCTGCCGGGACGAGATAGGGCGCAAGCTCTCTTGAGTAAAAGGGCTGGCGGATAAAGCGCAGATTTCCCTGCGGTTCATGGAAATAGGTCTGGCGAACATGGTCGTATGAAACTGACCAGGGTGCGCCGGTGCGCGGATTACGCATTGGTATTGCGCGACCGCTGTTTGGTACTGGATTAACCATTGATAACCCCCGCAATGAATGTGATGAATAAAGGCCACAAGATGAGCCCGATTGCTGTTGAAATGACCAGAGAACGAATTCCGTTTTTACTCACTTCAATCTCTCCTGAATCTCATAACAGACCTTGCAATACGGTGCCGGGTGCCTCCCGGTGGCGTCAGCCAGTTCACTGACGTCGACTGCTTTTTTCCGCACCCCAGCCTGGTGGTTGATGGTTTTTAACTGTGTCGCGAGCGCTTAGCCGCATTCACCGTATTGCAAGGTCTATTTCATTTTTGCCTTAAGGCGGCTAACCGAACGTTTAAACCTACTGCGCGTTGATAAATCCACCTCATCCGGTGCTTCATATGCTCGCCGGCAGCTACTTCGTGGGCGTCCTGCCTGGGTGGTGTGCTGCGATGGGTTAATTAAACACAATGTTTATTATTGTGTCAACATAATGAGTTTTATTTTATAAACAAAAAGTTTATTTGTGGCCGAATAAAGGCGCGAGTAGTATGTTTTTAGTGCTATATCTTGGGGTGTAAAAACATCAATGAGGTAACTTATGGATCGGGATGAACTGGAAGAAGAACGCGCAGCTTTCATCGCTGGCGAGGTTGGCGGGGCAGTTTTTGGCCTGATATCTGATGGGGTGGTAATTAGTCGAGATGCGATTGTTGATAGCTTGGAGGCTAAGCGTCAGGCTGTTGGTAACGTGATTCACAAAGGATTGCTGAGAGATGCTGCGGAATTTGTGAGAAAGGGGCAATAAACACCCAACTCGGTGCCGGGTACCATATTATTCTTTTTCAGCTAGGTGACCTTGGGGCGGCTAAGCCTCATCGCCCTTAATCCTTCTCCCCATATACTTGGCGTACAGTTCATCGAGCTCCTTCAGCCGCAGAGATACGATACGTAACATGTTTTGCTGTTCTTCATCATTAGGCAACTGGTTGTAGAGTTCCAGGAGTCTCCGTTCATCGGGTCTTAAGCCACCTTTCGAATCAACGTCCTGCCCTAAAACCCACTCAAGACTTACACCTAGCGCATCAGCAAGTTTTATGGCTGAACTTTTGCCAATAGCCCCTCTTACAAACCAGTTGTTAACAGACTGCGAGCTCACACCACAGATCCTCGCCATATCAGCTTTAGATATGCGCTTCTGCTCAATGATTTCGTTAAGCCGCTGTACCTGCGGGTTATCTGCTTGATGCGTATTTTTTCTCATATTTTACGATTTTAAACTAAAAGTTTATCTCATCAATATTCATAAAGTTGACAGAATAATAAACATAATGTTTAATTGTGGCGTAACTTAAAGGGAGTGGTTTATGAACGCACTTGAAAAAGCCATACATATTGCCGGTGACGCTACAAAACTGGCAGAAAAACTGGACGTCTCATCAATGACTGTCAGTCATTGGAAAAAACGCCATAGCGGTGTTGTCCCGCAAAAGCGGGTTTTCCCAATATTTAACGCAACTGGTGTTACGCCGCACGAACTTCGTCCGGATCTTTATCCAAATCCGAATGATGGTTTGCCATCTCAAGATTTGGGGGATTAGTCATGCACGCACTTCATTTTCAGCAGGATACCGGAACACAACTTCCAAGGTTGATAAACCGGTATCAGCATAAAACCGAAGTTACTCATGAGGTGATTTGCGCTGCCGTTCGAGCATGGTCTTCAGCTCTTGATAACCAGGATGTTGTTGCTGGCCTCATCGTTGAAGAATGGGAACGACAGGGCGGTACCGGGCTGGATTTTCCCGACGACCTGAGTCGCCGGCGGCAGAAGCTGTTCCGCTGGCTGGACGGCGAAACGGAATACGCCCGCGAAAATATCCGGAAATTAACCCCAGCAATCCTGGCAGTCCTCCCTCTGGAATTCCGTAATCGGCTGATGCCTCAGGACGATGCGTTGTCGCGTCTGGCTTCAGCTATCAAGGAGTGCGCAGAGGCCAAGCAGGCAGTGATGCTGAATGCGCCAGAGCACCAGAAATTGAAGGAAGTAAGCGAGGGGATAGCTTCGCTATTCAGGCTGATGCCTGAGCAGACAGGAACGCTGATGACAATCGTGAGCTCGATGCTGGGCGTGATGTAAGCGGGGTATCCATGAATCACATCGAGTTCATCGAGAAGAATGTCCGCGAGGAACTTCTCCGGCAGGGCTTCACACACGCAGTGGCTCAGGGGGGCATACCAGGCGGTCGACATGTACAAGCGGATGTCACAGGCAAGCCGAAAAGGGGGAATGTTTGACGATGTTATGCGACATGCAAAGTTATGGGCTGAGAAGAAAACCTGTGCTGCAGAAAAGCGAGAAGCAAAGAAATCAATCCGTAAGGGGAATAACCAGGTTGGGTTGTTCTGAGTGGGTGAAGACTGTTGTGCGCCAACACAGCCAGTCTTCGGGGTGTGAAAAAAGGGCTCTTAGTTCACGGAGTGAGTATGTCAAATACCGCTGAAGTTATCAATTTTCCGATTAAAACCGAGCGTTCGGGAGGTCAAATGGCCGACCTGGCTAACGGGTACACCAAGATCGCAAACGAGATACAGAAGCTCAAGCCGCGTCTGCGGATGTCTGGTCGTGAGTGGCAGTGTCTTGAGGCTGTAATCTGGCTTACCTATGGATGGAACAAGAAGCAGGATCGCGTAACAAACACGGTGATTGCTGAGCTTACAGACCTTGGAGAGTCTCATATTTCCGACACAATCAAATCTCTTGCGGAGCGGAAAATTATCTTCGCTCATAAGCAAGGAGTGATGAAAATCGTCGGTATAAATACTGAGCTATCTGAGTGGATTTTAGACAAACCGAAAACGGGAAAACTATTACCGGAAACGGGAAAAGTGTTACCGAAAATGGGAAAACCTTTCCCGGAAACGGGAGACACCCAATACAAGAACAAAAACAATAGTAAAAGATCTTCGTCTCGGAATTCTGAAGAATCCCGAAACAAGAAAACTCAGGAGTTTCTCTCTCGCCATCCTGACGCTGCCAACGGGATTTACACCCCATCTGGTAAATCCTGGGGAACAGCTGACGACCTCAAAGCCGCAAGATGGATTTTCGATAGAGCCCTACTGGTGAATGCCTCCCTGTCAGAACCGAACTGGGTTGAATGGGCAAACACCATCCGCCTGATACGCCTGCAGGATAACCGCACTCACTATGAAATCTGCGATCTTTTCAAGTGGGCCAATGAAAACGATTTCTGGCAAGAAAACATCCTCAGCCCATCAAAACTACGCAAGCAATGGGATCAGCTGACAACTAAGCGCCTGCGTAGCTCAGGCTCATCAAAAAGCAAATCAGGAGCCAGTGCGCTGAACAATACCGACTGGATCGACGGGGTGCTCGAATGAAATCTATCGCTGAAAGTATGCATAACTTTGACCGGAAGAACTTCCAACGTATCGCCGCTGGCATGCCTGAAGTGCAGGATGCGCAGAGCTTTGCACATCAGGCGACAAAAACGGCTGAAGTATTCAACGAGCTGTTTCGCCAGTTACTCGCCGTATTCCCGGCGCTGGTCAGCAAATCAGCGGAAGACCTAAACGAGATGCGTCGCCAGTGGCTGTTGGCATTCAAGGAGAACGGGATCACCACAGTAGATCAAATCAACGCCGGTATGCGGGTGGCTCGCAAGCAGGAAAAACCCTTCATGCCATCTCCGGGGCAGTTTGTTGCCTGGTGCCGTTCTGAGGAGGCGGTAACGGTAGGCCTTCCAGATGCCAATGAGCTGGTAGATATGGTTTACCAGTATTGCCGGACCCGCGGTCAGTATCCGGACGCTGAGTCATATCCATGGCCTGAGCACAAAATCGAACCGATAACGCTGAAACACAAAGCCTGCTACTGGATGGTTACCGGGCTGTATACCGACATGCGCGCTAAAGGCCTCAGCGACACCGAATTACAACGTAAAGCATCTGAAGAACTACTGCGCATGATTCGGCGTATCAAAGCTGGTGAAGCTATCCCCGAGCCAGTGAAGCAAATCCCAAAACTGGGCGGACGTCCGCTGAGTAACGAGCAGGGTCTAAACAAAATTGCTGAGATACGCGCGAAGTTTGGTCTGGGAAGAGGGCGCAACAATGGCTAGAGCATTATCAGCAACTGAGCGCCGGGAATTCGTCAGCGCGATCATCCGCCTCACCCGGCATCGTGGCCGCCTGACGACCACAGACGCAATGAAAAAACTGGGCCTGAGCCGTGACACTGTCCTGAAATATTTCCGCGATGCGGCAGCCACAGGAGAGGTTGTTCGTCACGGGCGATCGGGGTTATTTCGCGACCAGCGTGCTGTCATCGATTTTGACATGAAACGTTATGGAGTTACTCCCAGAGCTGTAATCACTGGAATGAATCCGAGTCTTCTCGGAAAGCCCGTTTTTCAGCGCTTTTTGGATGTTCAGGAGGCTATGCATGGCAACTCAATTTGAAAACGGATTAACCCTGAGTCAGCTTGCAGAGCGCAATGCTGAGTTGGTTACGGAAGTCGAGAAATTACGTGCCGAACGCGACGAGTCATTGAATACAGAGCGTGTATGGGAAAACACCATGATGGAAGTTTGCGGCGAGGACGGCCCGGCGTCGGTAGCCAGCGAAATTCGAGCGCTGCAGGCTCTCCGGGATACGGCAATGCAGGCGCTAAAGTCTCAGATTGAGCAGTTGGCTGCGGAGAACGTGGGGCTAAAGGCTGCGGGAATTTTGAAGCTGATAAGGCCTGGTCGCGCAACGTCAAACTGATTGACAGGATGCTCAAAAGTAACGGGCATTCTCGCGACTTCGAGGGGGAAGCTGAGTAGATGGCTGATACAACCGCAGAGTGGAGCTTATCCCTTGATACGCAATGCCCGAAGTGCAAACACGTTTTCGATTTACGTCCAGAACTGGTTGACGGCGCTTTACCTGTCGAGGCCTGCGAAACAAATACCGTAGCTACGCGCGACTATGAGACAGCGTGCCCGAAATGCGGCCATGAATTCACAGTCGATTTTGTCTACTGAAGGAGCCAAACAATGACCAATAACCAGTTAACAGACAAGCGCCTGGCGCAACTGGCGAAACGTAATTTCTGCCAAACCAGAGGAGAGGAGTACACGCCGTTTGGCGACGAGGTTGTCTCGATGTCGGCAGAGCTACAGGAACGCCGCAAGGCCGAGAGGGACAGCGAGCCGGTGGCGATGGTCGATATCCAGCGCGGGCGCGGAGACGGGAAGAAATACGCGCTGTGCTACACCAGTGCTGGTCATTCTCTACCTGATGATGTCTATAACCTCTACGTCGCACCGCAGCAAGCGCCGGAAATGACCGCGATTGTCGAACGCCTGAACTCCAGCGGATACGAATACGAGGGCGGAGAGGTTACTCCGCAAAATGTCGCCGCAGTGGTCGATATTCTCCTGCAACAACTGGATGACGCAGTGCAAAGTCGAGACGCGCAGCCAGCGCTGGAACGCGACAATGTACGCCGCGAACACGCGGAGTGGTCGCAGGCTATGTTCGGCAACGTCGGCCCTATTGGTCCACTGAAACACTTAAGTAAAGAAGCGCAGGAAGCCGCTGCCGAACCTGGTGACCTCAGCGAGTGGGCTGATATGCAATTCCTGCTATGGGATGCGCAACGTCGTGCCGATATCAGTGACGAGCTGATTACCCTGGCGATGGTAGAAAAGCTGGCAGTGAACAAACAGCGCGAATGGCCTGAACCGAAAGACGGGGAGCCACGACTGCACATCAAGTAGACTCTTATGAATAATTGAACTCTAATTCATTATCAACATAACAAGGAGTGCTTATGACTTACATAATGCCTGAAAAAGGCCAAATGAATGAATACGGAATTGAGGCTTTCGGGATTCCACTTACCAGTAGACATGGAATTGCGATGGAACTGTCTCAAATGCTACGCTTTTCTTACTATGTAGCTTCAGTTGGGTTTGTAAAATGTATTGAAAGTGTCTTTTATGATTCAGGCTCTTGTTGCTGCAATTTTGAATTTATTCCCGGGTTTAATGAGTATTCGGAGGAGGCAGAAAAAATTAAACAGTGCGCGCTACGTTCGATTGGGCAGTTTGAATGGTTCGGTATGATTGAACACGGCGACATTAACGGCTAATTGTCTAACTCTAATAGCAAACTAGTAAAAAGCCTCTAATTTAGAGGCTTTGTATGTCTGAAAGGTAGCATCACCAAGCCTATGGTTTCCTGGCTCAGTCAAGCTTGTATTTGGTTGCTTAGTAAGCAACTCATGCGACATGAGCGGGCTCTTTCTAATCATCATTTTCGTTAAATGAATTTGGTTTGTTTGGTTGACAAAATCAAGAAAATGCGAAAATATATGGTTTACGAATTCAAAAAAAAGCGAAACTTGAAATGAGCGACAACCAGTTAGCACCTTGTTGGGAATTTCAGCCTTACCTTGCTGAAAGCAATGTTCGTCAGTTGTTAGCGGAAATTGCTAATGTACTCGAGCAATTGTACTACCACAAACACACACTGGACAGTAACTGGTCCGAAGGTGTAAGGGCTTATGATTGGGTCAGAAATCATTTGATTCAAAGTGAAGGGACGCTGCCGGGTCTAGAAATGGTTTCGAAGGGGCTGGATTATGTGGTTGCGTTAAATAAAGTGCCGCTGCAGTTCTCCAAAGATTGCATTAATAACCCGAAGAAGAAGCATCGCCTTCTTCGAAATAGGGTGGAGCATGAGCAACTTTCATTGTTCGGTGAAACAGAAGCCGAGCAAGATATTACATGGCGGATCATCGCCGAACCATTTATATCCGATGAAGAAGATGGCGAGCTGGAATCAACATTGCCTCGCTGGGAAGTAGCTTTAGTTGGGTTTAACGCATATGGTGCCCAGATCAGTATGGTTTCACACCAATCGACTGCTTCAGCACCCCTTATGTCTCTTGATACCAACACTCTTCCGGATGAAGCTGAGATTGGCAAAGCCTCTCTTCGCCGCCGTAAAAAAGATCAAGATTTGGATGTGAGCAGTAATGGAACATCAAGTGAATGATTTTGCTGAATATCGTGGGGATAAGCTCAAATTAGCCAGAATGGCTGTTGGGCTTTCATGCGAAGAGTTAGCGGAGAAAATTGGTAAAACAAAACAATTCGTTAGCAAAATGGAAAAAGGGTTTAAACCATCAGAACAGTTGTTAGAACTAATCTCATCTGCGCTGATGATCAAATCTGATTTCCTTTTTACTGAACGAAAATATGCTTTAGAAAGCGATGTTTGCCATTTTCGGAGTAAAAAATCGAGAACCCAAACATTAACCAATAGTGTTCTCGCAAGGGCGGAGATTCTTAACATTATAATCTCAGCCGTTGAGGGGGAAATCGAGTTTCCTGATGTTTGCATACCTGAGCACCCCGGTGCTGAATTACTGACTCCAAATGATATTGAACGTGTAGCGGAAGACTGCAGAAGAGCATGGGGTTTAGGGCTTGGACCTATATCCTCAATGGTCAAACTGGCTGAGAGTTTGGGGGTTATTGTTGCTCATGTGACAGGAGTGGATGACCGTGTAGATGCTTTTACTGTTCATAACAACAGGCCAGTAATCATCCGAAATAACGTCAAAAAGAGTATATGTAGATTCCGTTCAGATTTGGGTCATGAATTGGGGCACTTGGTTATGCACGAAGGTATAACCACAGGCGATAAAGTGACCGAATCGCAAGCGGACCGTTTTTCAAGTGCATTGCTCGTTCCTCGATTGTCCTTTATTAAAGAGTTTCCCCGGATACGAGGAAGACAGTTCGATTGGAACGCCTTAGTTGAGTTTAAACTTCGGTGGAAGATTAGTCTTAAAATGTGCATTTACCGAGCAACAACTCTAGGGTTACTGACGCAGGAGCAGGCAAGAACGGGTTATATGCATTTGAACTCCAAAGGATATACGAAAGTTGAACCAGGAGATGAATTTATTCGCCCGGAAGAACCGAGTATGTTAGCTGAGGCGATTGAAATGCTGGATGATACAACATGGGTGAGCATTCTCATGAAAACTGGTTTAAGCCAGGAGTTGGTTAGGGAGTTATTCTCGGTAAACCGCCCACTGTCAAATCCTAGAAATCTGCTTCAACTAGTTTGACTCAAAGTTTGTAATAAACCCGCTATATGCGGATTTTTTCTTTCTGGTGGCAGGCAGCAATGCGGTACCACCGCCGTTTGCAGAAGCACTTGTACGCGCAAATTTGCCGGAAATGTGTCAGACGCGGGCAGCGGCTTAAACTATAATCCCCTCACCATCGGAGGGGATTTTCTTATGTCGAAGTGGAACATCGCAGCCAAAAGCCTGGAAGAGCAGGACAAAGTAAACGTTGACCTGGCAGCCAGCGGTGTTGCGTACAAAGAACGCCTGAACATGCCAGTTGTCGCTGAAGTAGTGGCAAGGGAACAGCCAGAGCATTTGCGCGAGTACTTCATGGAGCGCGTCCGCTACTACCGCGAGCGGAGCATCCAGCTACCTATCGCATCCGATCCGCTATACATCGAAATGGCAAACTTAAATGCAAAAAAATGACACCAAGGATCAGCAGGAACCTGAAATACAGGCTTTCGATTTTTCAGCTGAATTTGACTCTCTGATTAACGCTAGGGGAAGGATTACTCCTTCATTACTAATGTCGGTTAATCGCTACTTCTTATACTTTTCATTCTTTGAATCCCTTCTTTTGAATTGTGCTGGCAGCCAGGGGAAAAGCTCTCAATACGCAACGAGACTTTTGCAGTTGGACGTTGTAGATCTGGCCGTTCTTAAGCAAACGTACCGTTTTTTTGCTAAGCGTTATCTGGATGATAGAAGTAAGTTTGAAAGCCTGTGCGGGGAACCAGAACATACATCGAAGAAGGTCAGGGAAGAGCAAATTTATGCTATGAAAACCAAGACATCCGACCCTCAAGTCCAACTGTGGGTTTGTTTATTCGTATGTTTCAGGTTGCGAAACAACCTTTTTCATGGTCCAAAATGGCGTCATTTTCTTGAGGACCAAGAAGAGCTTCTTTTATATGCGGGAAATCTGATCCATTCCATTCTCTCTAAGGTGCCAAGACAAGAGGACTGGGTCTTCCAGAACATTCTTGACTCAAAAGGTTAGTTTTAGATTTCCATTACCAACAAGCCATAATTACCTTGTCATCCTGAACAAATGACAACTTGCTTCCGGCGCCAAGTGGGGACACATGGCGCACAAAACCTTAAAGCAATACCTGTCACTGATGGCATCTGTCACCGGCTATTTTCTGCATTCAGCGTTTGACCTCTGCAGAGGTGAAGTGTGAACATCCCTCAAGAAGGCGTCAAGTTGCATAACGGCAATTTCGTCGCTATAGGTCAGCACCTACAGCCAGATCATGCCGATGGCGATATCTACTGACTAATACTCAAGCTGCGGCGTGAAATACGCAAAAACAAACCAGTCACGCGCTGCGGAAGCACCGATCCGCCGCCTTTCGCTGAAGCGCTGGTAAGAGCTAATTTGCCTGAGTTTTGTCAGCAGAAGGAAATGGCCGCTTAATAAAAACCAGGAAATTCAACCCGCTACGGCGGGTTTTCTTTTCCCCACTCCTGACAAAAATTAACAATTTGTGCTCTTAAGATATTGCTCATTCAGTAAGTTAGGTGTACTGTGTATTTATACAGTGTTTCGAGTGGGGTGATACTATGAAAATCGAAGTAACCATCGACAAAACTAAAAAATTGCCTAACGGTGCTGAGCCTGCGCTGGAGAAAGAACTGCTGCGACGCCTGAATCAGAACTATGAAGACTGCAAGCTTACGATTCGCCGCGCTAGCTCTGATGGGCTAAGTGTCTATGGCGGTATCGCTGATGATAAAGAGGTTATCCAGGAGATACTCCGCGAGACCTGGGAAAGCGCCGACGACTGGTTTTATTGAGTATTTTTATTGGCGGCGGCCTTTCTCCCAGAGCATCGCATTTGCGTTACCCTTGATGCTGCCGCCCGTTTTTATGAGTGCGTCAGTGTGTCGCTCAGGGGGTAATGTGACTGATGGTATTGAGGTTCCTACTAATCATTCCTGGTACGATGTTGTCAGGAGATCAGATGGTGCCATTATTTGTAGCTTCCCGGCCGAAGGAAGGCATTTGATTTACAGGGCTAATGGCATAATTTCGATGCGTCCATTATTGCCCGATGAAGAAATATTTTCTCTAAACGGATTTATGAAGTTTGCTGAACGACTTGGCTACCGAGTTTTTCCACCTTCTGATAATATGAAATCAACGGCCTGAACAACCGTTAACCTACTGCGCCACGGAGAGAAACCATGGCGCAATTGCACTTAGTAAAACAGTCTCAAGGTATTCTGATCCCTGCAACGCAGGAGACCAGCGATTTTCTGCAATCAAAATGCAAGCTCGGCGCTGTTCTTGAGGCCGACTATAAGCTTGTCCGCAATCCGGCGTTTCATCGTCGTTACTTTGCTTTACTCAATCTTGGCTTTGAATACTGGGAACCTACCGGCGGGGCGATCTCGTCTAACGAGCGCAGGCTTATTACAGGTTATGCCAGATACCTGGCGGCATATGGCGGGAGTGAATCGGCGTTGCTTGATGCCGCTGAGCAATATCTTGACCGTATAGCAGAGAAGCGTGCCGGTAGCATCAGTATCTGCAAATCTTTCGACGCCTACCGGGCGTGGGTCATTGTCGAGGCTGGACACTATGACGCCATACAGTTGCCGGACGGCACGCTGAAAAAACACCCTCGCAGCATTTCTTTCGCCAGCATGGACGAATGCGAATTTCAGGAACTGTACAAAGCATCGCTTGATGTTCTCTGGCGGTGGATCCTCTCCTATTCATTCAACAGCCAGCTGGAAGTAGAGAACGCCGCAAACCAGCTTTTAAGCTTCGCGGGGTGATGCCGATGAAATATTCGTGGTTTCACCATAGCGACTGCACCACGCAGCAAGCCGAAGACCTGATGGCGAAATATCGTCTGCGGGGCGTAAAGGTCGAGCTCAGCCTGAATCAAGACTTAATCACCTGGACCGTCAGTGTGCAACTGGTGGAGGAAAAGAACCCGCCGCGCCCGGACTCCCGCTGGCGTAACCGGATGTGGGGGTGATCATGGCGAACCTACGCAAAGCGGCGCGAGGCCGTGAATGCACAGTCCGGATCCCCGGCTACTGTAACGGCAACCCGGAAACCAGCGTGCTGGCACATTACCGGCTGGCTGGCACGTGCGGCACAGGATGCAAACCTGATGATACCCAGGCGGCTATTGCCTGCAACGGGTGCCATGACGTAATCGACGGCAGAACCAAAACCACCGACTTCAACTACGACGAATTGCGCCTGATGCATGCAGAAGGTGTGCTCAGAACGCTGGCCATATGGAAAAAAGAAGGGCTGGTAAAAGCATGAACACAACTGAATGTATTCGCCAGTGCTGGCAGCGTCTGATTCTTTTGCGTTACCCGGGGTCATTCCCGGTAGCCTATCTCATTCTCAGAAACAAAATCCGCAATCAGAAAGCAGGGGAATCATTGTGAAACTTGAAGCATTACCAAAATTTTTCTCGCCAAAATCCATGATGCCCGGTGCAGTACCATGCGGAATAACGTCTGATACGCTGACGATCACCGATGTCATGGCAGCGTTAGGGCTGGCAACATCAAAATCGGCAATAGGTATCGAGCTTTACCTTGCAAAAGCCGGTGTTCTGGAACCGAATAACATAATTGCCTTCATTGGCGAACTCGCTATCCAGCGCTCCAACAGGAACCGACCCTTGCAGGCTATGCATGTACAGCAGCGCATGGAGTTCTTGCGTGTAATGGCTGGCTATGTTTTCCGGGATTATTCGCTTAGCGCTGCCAGTTTGGTGACATGTAGCAGTTGCACTGGATCTGGTTTTATTGACGCCGAGGTGTTCACCAACAAAGTGACTTATCCGGACGGAAAACCGCCGAAATGGGTAAAGGTGACAAAGGGGATCTCGCCGTCGGACTGGGAAGAAGTAAAAGCCGTTCGTGAGCAAGTGAAGGTGATATGCAAAGCTTGCAACGGTAAAGGGCGACTCAAAAACGAATGTCGGTGCCGGGGCCGCGGTGAGGTACTGGATAAGAAAAAATCAGAGCTTCAGGAGCTTCCGGTTTTTAAGCAATGCCCCCGCTGCACTGGCCGCGGTTATCCCAGATTAAAAGACACGGAGGTATTCAAGGCTCTCGGCGTGACCGAAACTACCTGGCGCAGAAACTTCAAATTGTTCTTTGATCGTCTGGTGGAGTATTGCCACGTCGAGGAATCCTTCGCAGAAAAGATGCTCGAAAAGGTAACGAGATGATTTTGCAGCAGGCTATTGCAAGCGTGGCGGAAATTGGCTAATCTCATTCCAACGATGGGTTAATTCGCCCATGACGTTACAAACATTAAGACCTCGCCTCGGCGGGGTTTTTGCTTTTCAGGGGCTCGCATTCGCGGGCCTTTTCTATTTCAACTGGTTTCAATGCGAGGTATCTCATATGCTGATCCGTGATCGTTCAAACATGGAGAAAGTGATGAGCATTACTTACGCAGATTTAGTAGATAAAGCCAAAGAGTTAGATGAGTTGGCTAATGGCAGGAAAAATGAACTTTGCGAAAAGGCAACATTGCTTCTGAAAGAGTATCGGGAGTCTCTTGGCCTGCCACCAGAATCAGGTGGGTTGGCATTTATTGGAGAGGAAGAGAATGGAGATGTGAAGCGCATTAACATTCTTCAACTTGATATCAGTGAAGATTATCGGCTTAGTTTCAAGATCATTACCAACCTCTCCCCAGACGCTCACCATAAGCTTTACTATAAAACCAGTATCACCATGTGGCGGGATGCCGGGCTAAAAGTGTCTGTAGAAGGTCGTCAGGTGAATATTCCCGGAGGGATTAGCGATGGGCAATTCCTGGACGTATGTACTTCAATTAAGCAATCAATAGTCGATGGGCTTGAAGGAATGGCTCCGAAAGGATAATCCAGACAAACTCAAATCTACATCACCAATTTTCAAGGCTGCGCGCTCGCGTGGCCTTTTCTATTTTGGTCGCCAGAACGTCACTCACTCTGTGTTTTGTCGTAAATCCAGCTGGTGGCCATTTCCTCTATACACAGCGCCATCCGTATCTAACGGAGGTGAGAGATCATGAAAATGCCAAATAACCCGAGTAACTGGCCTGATTTGCTGGAGTTGCTGCAGAGCTGGTGGCGCGGAGATACGCCGCTGGGCGCAGTATTGTTTTCTTTGCTTATGGCTGGGCTGCGTATTGCTTATTTTGGCGGTGGTGGCGGCTGGAAGAAGAAAACTCTCGAAATTCTACTCTGCGGCGCTCTGACGCTGACATGTTCATCCGCGCTGGAATATCTCGGATTGCCTAAAACACTCTCTGTGACTATCGGCGGCGGTATTGGACTTATTGGTGTGGATACCCTCAGGGCATTCGCAATGAAATATCTGGGCAACCGGTTTGGTATCGGCGGCGGTGATAAAAAGGCTTAACTATGACAGCAGATCAAATCATTGAGGGGATCCTCGGTAAAGAAGGGGGTTACGTAAATAACCCGAATGATAAAGGCGGTCCTACGCGCTGGGGTATCACGCAGACCACTGCCCGCGCATATGGCTATAGCGGCGATATGAAGGCGTTACCACGGGATACAGCCAAAGCCATTTACCTGTCGCAATACTGGACTGAACCGAAGTTCGACCGCATCGCCGAGTTGTCGCCAGCCATTGCACAGGAGTTGTGTGACACAGGCGTAAACATGGGGCCGCGGGTTGCCAGTACATTCCTGCAGCGCTGGTTAACGGCGCTGAATATGCAGGGCAAGCTATATCCGGATCTGAAACCGGACGGTGCAATCGGCAATATCACTATTGCCGCCCTGAAAAGTTTTCTGGCTGAACGCGGCAAAGATGGCGAAATTACATTGCTTAAAGCGCTTAATTGCAGCCAGGGCTCCCGCTATCTGGAGTTAGCCGAAGCGAGGCCAGCTAACGAGGCGTTTCTATATGGCTGGGTTAAAGAGCGGGTGAGCCTATGAAGATGATTATTTTCGCTCTGCTGGCGCTGGTGGCCGTGCTCGTTCTGTTGTTACTGCGCAAATATACCCGGCTGGAGTTCGTTGGGCATGCCCGATTGCTGCTTAAAACATGGTCTGTCCGCCTGGGCGCTGCCGGCGCGTTGGTCGGTGTATGGGCTCAATCATTCCCGGATGCTGCTCTTCATGCCTGGGCAATGCTGCCGCCGGATATCAAAGGTATTCTGCCGCCCAACGTTGTGGCGATGATTAGTCCCGCACTGGTGGTGCTTGCCATCCTCTCTCAATACGTCAGACAACCAAAGCTGAAAGATAATGCTGATGAGCAGCAGGAGTCGCAATGAGTCTTGAAATTATCACCGGGCTGGTGGTCGTCCTGTTTGGCTTAATCGCTGGTGCATTTGGCATTGGCCATGCACGCGGCACCAGCAAGGCAGAAGTTAAAGCAGAGCAGCAGCGCACCGAAGAGAACGCCGCCGCCAGCGTCGCTGCGGCAGAACGAAAAGCTGAAGTCACAAAAGAGGCCAGTGATGTACAACAGACTGTTAACCATATGTCTGATCACGATGTTGATCGGGAGCTGCTCGAAAACTTTACCCGCAAAACCTGAAGTCATCGATACCGCCTGCAGTTGGGTTCGGATCATCTATCTGACCGACCACGATATTGACGTGCTGGATAAGCAGACCAAGCGAGATATTTTGGCGCATAACAAATCAGTTCAGACCAACTGCCCGCAACCAACCGAAAAGGCAACGAAATGAGCGAGGCTGAATCGGAGGGAGAAAGAGTTACCTCTAACTAGGTGAGAACCTTAACACCAATAAATGCCCGCATAGCGGGCATGAATTATTAACGATTGTCCGGGTGAACTCGAGCATTTAGTGTATCAATAAAAGATTGCTTTGATATTCCTGCTCCATGCACCCAATTGTTGGCTCGAGCATCAAGGAATACATCCAGCATTCGTTTGTAAATTCCAACTGAAGGCATATGAGAGTTTTTTATTAAATCATCACTTCCATTAAAGCGCCCCATGGATTTTAAAAGACGCCCGATGGTTATATATTTAGTTTCATTGTTTCCATCAAATCCTGGGAAGGATAGAGAGTTTTTACCATTAAAATACCTGATCGAAGCAGCAACTTCCGCCTTGTCAGCCTCATTGAAGTTATCGTATGTATAATTGAGGATTTCATACATATCGAAGGTGTCAGTAAACAACGTGACTTCTTCTGGGGTATCTTCGTCAGAGTCTAAGTCCGGGTATTCCCAGTCCAGAACCCAATACTGATCGGACTGTACGGCTTTGGAGATTAAATCTGGATCAAAAGAGTCTTTGATTTTTAATGCTTTGAAGATTTCACAAAGCATCAAGGTTTGAAGTTTTTCTTGCTGTGTATATTTCATTTTTTCCTCGAGGCGTTAACCGCTTAAGCGGTTTACTAAAAATATATAAATATTCTGCATAATCAAGAGAGGAAGAGTAGAACCAAATCGAACAAGGGCTAGCTTTGGCAACGGTTCCTTTCTCGACATGCAGCAACAAAAGTAAAGTATTACAGCAGCCATTTGTCGAGTGGCTTCGATTATGCCCCCACATCGCATAGAGGTAAGACAGACATGACAGAAATCACACCAGCAGAACAGATTCGCCTGAACCTGCTTTCAATCCTGAACTACGACACAGCAGCAACAAAAGCCGCTGTAGCTTTTGTTCAAGATAGTCCGCTTAAGTACCAGTTATTCATTCAGCAATACAGCCAGACTGAAGTGGTTGCAAAGACGATGAAAGCAGTGCAGGAAGCGAATGAGGCTTTGGCATTGTTTGATGAGTAGGACAGCGGTCGGCATTACAGCAGGCATTCACTGAGTGCCTGTGATAATGATGAACTGAAGAACCCGTCGCCCACCCAGGGCATTGTCTGAAGAACGTCTGAGAGAGAAATGGGCGACCGCTGGCAGGGTCTAAGCTGTCAGCAGTCATCATACCCACGTAAGGAGTCATGAGTATAACCGAGGCCCACCCGCTCTCGAGAGCCGGGCCAGTGTATCGGATTACCGCAAATGACCAAAATCATTAATTCTCAAAAGCTGGAGATTGTTTATAAATCAACCGAACAGCTGATTTGTTATGCACGAAATGCACGAATTCATACTGAAGAACAAGTTAAACAGATTATCCGAAGCATTCAGAAGTTCGGGTGGACCAATCCAATCCTGATCGATGAACGCGGTGAAATTATCGCAGGTCAGGGGCGTATTATGGCCGCCGATGGGCTGGCGATAGATCAGGTTCCCTGTATTGTCCTGGATGGGCTGAGTGATGCTCAAAAGAAAGCCTATCGGCTTGCTGACAACAAAATCCCGTTAAATGCAGGCTGGGATGCGGAGTTGTTAAAGCTGGAGTTCTCAGAGTTGCTGGACAGTGATTTTGATATTTCACTGACTGGTTTTAGTCAGTTGGAGATTGATGATTTTCTGATAGAGGTGGACGCTGAGCAGATTGATGATGATGAGCGCTACACAGCGAAAATTGATTCACCGGTATATGAACCATCAGAAACCATTCCCGAAGTAACTGATCTGTACGATGAAGAAAAGACGCTGAAACTGGTTAGTGATATTCGAGCCGCATCGTTACCAGAGGATGTGGAGAAATTCCTGCTTTCAGCAGCAGAGCGCCACACCGTATTCAATTTTAATAAAATAGCTGATTACTACTCTCATGCACCTGAGAATATTCAGGCGCTATTTGAGGCTTCGGCCCTTGTGATTGTTGACTACCAGCAAGCTATTGAGCACGGTTTTGTTCATATGACAAAACGTATGGTCGAAATTATCCATGGTACGGAGGATGGCGATCATGCGTAGTGATTTCTGCGCTTTCATTCTGACTCATGGACGTCCTGAAAACGTTTTGACCTACAGGACGCTTCGACGAGCTGGTTACACCGGGAAAATTTATATCGTCATTGATGATGAGGATAAAACCAGGCAGCAATACGTTGCTGAGTTTGGTGAGCAGGTACTGGTTTTCAGTAAGGCCGATATTGCACGCCGATTTGATGAGGCTGACAACTTTGGCGACAGGAGGTCAATTTTTTACGCTCGTAACGCCTGTTTTGAGTTGGCTGAACGTGTAGGCTGCCAGCACTTTATTCAACTAGACGACGATTATCACGAGTTCCAGTTTCGGGTAGGTCAAGATTTCAACATCATCTACACGCCTATACGCTCACTCGATCTGATACTGACCGAAATGCTTGAGTACTACCGGGCAATACCAGCGGCATCAATTGCGATGTCACAGGGTGGTGATTTCCTCGGCAGTGGAGAGAGAGGTAATGCAGCCTGGCTAAAGCGTAAGGCCATGAATAGTTTTATTTGCTCAACTGACCGCCCGTTTAACTTTGTTGGTCGCATCAATGAGGATGTGAACACGTACACAAGTCTCGGACGCCGGGGTGAATTGTTTCTGACTATCGGCGCCGTACAGCTTGGTCAAAAGCAAACGCAGAAGAATAGCGGCGGCATGACAGAGCTTTATCTTGACTCAGGCACTTACGTAAAAAGCTTCTACTCGGTGATGTATTCACCGTCATGCGTGAAAATCGGCTTAATGGGGGCCAGTCATAAAAGGCTTCACCATCAGGTAACCTGGAATAACGCCGCAGTAAAAATAATTCACGAGCGACATAAAAAAATTTGCTCCCAGCCAAGGGGGTGAATAGTGATCCCATTTGGAAAAGTTGAATCACTCGCCGCTTGCCGGATGAGCGAACAGCAGATTGCTGACGTGCTGGATATTGATCTGAGTGAACTGAAAAAAGACCACCAGAGCATTTCCAGTTTCAGGGAATCAATTCGTAAAGGCAGGGCTAAGGGAGAGGCGGAAGTTCGCCTCGTGTTGTACCGAAAAGCAAAAGGCGGCGATGTGAATGCATATCGGGAATTGTTGAGGCGAGAGAAACAGCAGGACAGTGACTGATGAAAAAACCGGACTGGGAGGCCATCAGACGCGAGTATGAAACTGATGGAGTATCAGCCCGGAAGCTGGCGGAAAAGTACGGCCTCAGTCATACAGCGATAAACCAGAGGGCAAAGAACGAGGGCTGGCAAAAACCTGCCAAAAAGATTCCAGAAAAGACCGTTTCCACCAGGAAGGTTTCCACAAAAAAAGTGGAAAGCAAAAAGGCGGAAACACGGAAACCGGAAACGAGGAAAAGGAAAAATGATGCTGATGAACGGGTTTCATTACTCGCAGGGATAAAAACAGAAAAGGACGAGGATCTTTATTCGTTTGATCCAGCAGATTTCGGCCTTTCGGAAAAGCAGGGAATTTTCGTTGAGAATGTGGCAGCAGGGAAAAAACTTGTCGAAGCGTATCGAATGGCAGGATATGAAGGTGAGGGCGGAACGGCTCATTCCAACGCTTCCCGTATGCTGAGAAATGCAAAGGTTTATCGTGCAGTTGGTTTTCTACGTGATAAACGCCAGCAACGCCTTTCGCTCACCGAAGATGAAATTATTCACCAACTTTCAGCCATTGCCAGCGCAAACCCTAACGAACTGGTTCAGTACAGACGCGTTAACTGTCGCTATTGCTGGGGGGAGCTTCATCTTTACCAGTGGCGAGATATTGAAGAGTTCGACAAGGCAGCGGAGAAGGCCAGCCAGGACGGTAAGGAACAGCCAGAGTATGGCGGTCTGGGTTTTGTTGAGACAGGCTTCCCCAATGAAGACTGCCCGAAATGCCACGGAGAAGGCGAAGGGCAACTATTTGCCAATGACACAACCCAGCTAGAAGGGAAGGCTCGTTGGCTTTATGCGGGAATAAAACAGACTCAGCACGGTTTAGAAGTTCTCATGGCAAACCAGGAAGCCGCCCGACGAGATTTGCTCAAATACCTGCAATACAGAGAATCCGTAAAAACTCCAGAGGCTATGGTGCCTGGAGAGGATTACCAGTTAGCAACTCTTACCCCGGATGAACCAACTCCAGATGACCCGATCTTATGAAGATTTGGCCGTTACCCTAACTCCCAAGCAAGCAAATATCTATGTCTGGGGCTGGCAAAGGAAAGCCCGCTTTCGTGATGCTGTATGCGGTCGCCGATTCGGAAAAACGTTCCTTGGCAAGGCGGAGATGCGCAGAGCCGCCCGTCTTGCGATGAAGTGGAAAGTCAGCATCGAAGATGAGATCTGGTATTGCGCTCCAACACAGAAACAGGCGAGACGTGTTTTCTGGCGAAGGCTAAAGCAGGCGATCCCCCGGCACTGGAGGGTGAGCAAGCCAAACGAATCTGACATGGTTATTACTCTGAACAGCGGTCATATACTGCGCTGTGTTGGCCTGAATAACTATGATGATTTGCGTGGTTCTGGTCTGTTCTTTGTGCTTGTGGATGAATGGGCCGACTGCCCCTACGCAGCATGGGAAGAAGTTATTCGCCCAATGCTATCGACCTGTAAGTACACCATTAACGGCATTACGTTTGTTGGCGGGCATGCGCTTCGTATAGGTACCCCGAAAGGGTTTAACCATTGTTATGACTCCTGGTTGGCGGGTCAGGATGGGCGAGAGCCTGACCATAAAAGTTGGCTTTACACGTCCATTCAGGGTGGCAACGTACCACCTGAAGAGCTGGAAGCCGCCAGGCGGAAAATGGACCCGCGTACTTTCCGGCAGGAGTATGAAGCCTCTTTCGAAAACTACCAGGGCGTTGTCTATTACTGCTTTGATCGCCGTAAGAATCATACTGATGAAACCGTTAAACCAGGTGAAGCGCTGCACATCGGTATGGACTTTAACGTGGGGAAAATGGCGGCAGTGGTTTACGTTCTGCGTGACGGCCTTCCCCGCGCTATAGATGAGTTTATGGATGTATTTGATACTCCGGCAATGATTGAGGCGATTAAGGCGCGGTACGGTGAAGGGAAGCACACAATCAGTATTTATCCCGATGCTTCAGGGAAAAATCGGAAGTCCAGCAACGCCAGTGAGTCAGATATTTCTCTTCTCTACGATGCCGGATTCTCTGTGCTGGTTAACGACAGCAACCCGGCTGTAAGGGACAGGATAAACTCGGTCAACTCTATGCTGTGCAATACCTACGGTGAGCGCAGGCTGAAGGTTAACACGGTAACGTGTCCTAAATTTACACAATGCCTTGAGCGACAGGTTTATAACGATAAAGGCGAGCCTGATAAAAAAGGCGGCTTTGACCACGGCAATGATGGCGGTGGTTATCCAATCGTGTTCCTGTTCCCTGTCAACGCTACAGCGTTCGATATCACCCTCGATACGACATTCTGATATGGCAAATAATGATATTACCTTTGTCCGTCCTGAGGTCAGGGCGGCTATGCCGGTATGGAAAAAAATTCGTGATGTGTGCAAGGGGGCCGATGCGGTTAAGGCCGCCGGGAATGAGTATCTGCCATTTCTGGACCCTTCTGATAAGTCGGCGCGTAATAAAAGACGCAATGCCGATTATATTCAGAGAGCCGTTTTCTACGCGATAACCGGCAATACGAAAGTTGGGTTGCTTGGACTGGCGTTCCGCAAAGACCCCACCATGACGGCGCCCGAAAAGTTGGGGTACATGCGGAATAATGCTGATGGTGCAGGTGCGAGTATTTATCAGCAGTCCCAGCAGGTTACCGATAATCTCCTGGAGGTGGCGCGTGAAGGCCTCTATGTGGACTATGCAGAAGAGTCCGGGGAAGCAATTATTCTTCGTTATCAGGCTGAGAACATCATCAACTGGCACACTGAACGTATTAACGGTCGCGACCAACTGGTACTGGTGGTTCTGCGGGAGTGCATGGAGAAAAAAGACGGATACGGTATTAAGGAGGAAATTCAGTATCGCGAATTATATCTGGAGGATGGGAAATTTTACTGCCGGGTATGGCGTAGGTCTGGGGATACGCAATCTGGCCCTTATGAGGCAAATTCCAGTTATCAGCCGAAACCCAAAGGCGAAGCCTACTGGGATGAGATCCCGTTTACCTTCGTTGGCGCTCAGAACAATGATCCGTCAATTGACGAGTCACCACTTGCTGCATTAACGGAAATTAACCTCGGGCATTACCGTAACTCTGCGGATTATGAAGACAGTGTATTTTTCTGCGGGCAGGTCCAGCCGGTAATCTCAGGATTGGGTGTCGAGTGGCGTGATTGGTTGCAGAAGCAAGGGATCAAGGTTGGCTCCCGCTCACCGCTTATGCTGCCAAAAGATGGCAGTTTCGCTTACGAGCAGGCTCAACCCAATACACTCGCTAAAGAGGCGATGGACAGCAAACGAGACTATATGGTGCAGCTCGGTGCTCGCCTTATTGAGCAGAACAGCGCAGCTAAAACAGCAACACAGGCGAACGGTGAGCAAACATCGTCAACTTCTGTGCTGGGGATCTGCGTATCAAACGTGTCTGAAGCATATAGCAAAGCACTCGGATGGTGTGCCAGATATCTGGGCATCAAAGGCGAAGCTACGGGCTATATCGTTAATCAGGAATTCATCGCCAAAGTTGCTGAATCCGGCATGGTCACGGCTATCGTCAATGCCTGGCAGTCTGGCGCAATCCGCGACACCGATATGGTCAGAGCATTGCAGAAACTTGACCTTATCGACCCTGCTGATGACCCGGAAACCGTCATTGACGCTATGCGCAACGGTGCGCCTAACCTGATTGGTGGCAGCGATGGCAACGGCGAATAACAAGCTGCAGGATGAATCCTTAGCGCACGCAATCTGGGTAAGTCGCTACAGTACTGGCGTGGCTAACAGGATGGTAAAAATCCTGAATGACAGCGACGCCGAGCTTACTGCCCGGTTGCTGGTGGCTATTGATACCCTTGACGCTGATAGCTTTACTGTGTCGCGTCTGGAGTCGCTGCTTGTCAGTGTCAGAGCGGCTAACCGGGATGCAGTCCAGGCTATGTATGCTGGACTATCAACTGAGCTGCAAAGTCTTGCCGAGCATGAGGCAGGCTTCCAAATGAGCCTGTTTCAGTTCGCGATCCCCGATGATGTTCTTTCGCTTCATCCGCTTGTCGGTATTTCTCCCGATGCAGTTTACGCTGCTGCGATGGTGCGACCTTTTCAGGGACGCTTGTTAAGTGAGTGGGCCAGTAATCTCGAAGCTGACCGTATGACCCGCATTAGTAATACGGTAAGGCAAGGTTTTCTGCTCGGTGATACGCACGAGCAAATAGCCCGCAAAGTTCGCGGGCACGCCAACCGGGGATATCAGGACGGTGCTCTGCAAATGAGTCGGGCAAACGCCGCCAGCATTGCGAAAACAGCAGTAGGCCATCTTGCGGCGACTGCGCGGCAAAGCTTTGCGGCAGCGAATGACGACATTCTGAAGGGTAAGCAGTGGCTGTCCACACTAGATAACCGGACATCAAAGGATTGCCGGATCCGCGACCGCCTCAAGTACACGCTGGATAACAAACCAATAGGACACAAAGTGCCTTATCTGCAGGGACCAGGGAGAATCCACTTTTGCTGTCGAAGTACCGAAACTTACATCCTGAAATCGTCCGGGGAGTTGGGGATCAAGGTTGGAGAGGTGAAAGATAGTTCCCGCGCCAGTATGGATGGTCAGGTTCCATCCGAGACTACATATCAGGAATGGTTTTCCCGGCAATCTTTCACTCGTCAGTCCGAAATCGTCGGCGTGACGCGCGCCAGGCTGATTCGTGACGGCGACATGTTGCCGGATGAGTTCTACAACGATAAAGGTGAGTGGCTGACTCTTGAACAACTACGGGAGCGTGACACTCAGGCGTTTAAAGACGCCGGGCTATAAATCTTAATTACTCTCAAACAGGCTGCCTCCGGGCGGCCTTTTTATTGGGCCAGGCTCAAAGCAACTATCCCAAGGGGAAAACATGATTATTCGTAACATGCTCATCAAATATTATTCAGCAGCTGGTGGTGAAGGCGGTGACGGTGGTGGCTCTGGCGGTGGTGCGCCTGAGATTACGCCGGAAATTCAAAAGCTGATCGACGAGCAGGTGAGCGCTCAGGTATCTGGTCTGAAAAATAAAAATAGCGAACTGCTCGGTAAACTCAAAGAGTCCAGCGATTCACTAAAGCGTTTTGATGGCATCGACCCTGACGCAGTAAAAACTATTCTCCAGCGTTTTTCCGACGACGAAGAGGCAAAGCTGATTGCCGCCGGAAAAATTGATGAGGTACTGGATAAGCGCACTGAACGGCTACGCGCTGATGTTGATAAACAAATCAAAGCAGCTAATGAACGCGCAGACAAAGCCGAAGCGTTCTCTAATAAGTTCCGGGGTCGGGTTCTCGGTGACGCAATCCGGGCAGCAGCATCAAAAGCTGGCGCACTGGCTGAAGCATCTGATGACCTGATCCTGCGTGCCAAAGGCACATTCCAGCTCAACGACGAAGGCGAGGCTGTCGCGGTTGATGCAAATGGCGATGTTCTGTTCGGCAAGGATGGTAAAACCCCGTTATCCCCTCTGGAATGGGCTGAATCTTTGAAAGAGACAGCCCCGCACCTGTTTCCCCGCGCTGAAGGCTCCGGGGCTGGTGGTCACAAGCCTGGTGGCGGCGGTGGCAGCCTGAAACGTTCAGAAATGAGCGCCAGCGACAAAGCAGATTATATCCGTAAGCACGGCCAGCAGGCCTTTCTCAAACTTCCGAAATAAGGGATTACCCCTATGACCACAACTGTTAATACAGATCTGATTATTTATGACGACCTGGCTCAGACCGCATTTCTTGAGCGTCGCCAGGACAACCTGGAAGTGTTTAACTCTTCCTCTAATGGCGCGATTCTGCTTGATAACGAACTGATTGAGGGCGATTTCCGTAAGCGCGCCTTTTACAAAGTTGGAGGTTCCATTGAAGCGCGTAACGTGAACTCTACCGACAAAGTAACCGGCAAAAAAATCGGTGCTGGTGAAGCTGTATCTGTTAAGGCTCCGTGGAAATACGGCCCGTATGAAACCACCGAGGAGGCATTTAAGCGTCGCGGACGTTCTGTTGATGAGTTTTCTGAAGTGATCGGCGTTGATGTTGCCGACGCAACGCTGGAAGGTTATGTGAAATATGGCCTGAAAGCGCTAATTGCGGCTATTGGTGCAAACACCGACATGGTCGTGACCGCTGATATCGAGACGGATGGTAAAAAGACCCTGACGCGCGGTCTGCGGAAGTATGGCGATAAGTTTAACCGTGTTGTTCTGTTCGTTATGCACTCCGCAACCTATTTCGACATCGTGGATGAGGCCATTGCCAACAAAATCTACGAAGAAGCAGGCGTGGTGGTGTATGGCGGTCAACCAGGTACGCTTGGTAAGCCTGTGCTCGTAACTGACACTATGGACGCAGATGCAATTCTGGGGCTGGTGGCAGGTGCTGTAACCGTTACTGAGTCACAAGCTCCGGGATTCCGTTCCTACCCGATTAACGACCAGGAAAACCTTGCAGTCGGTTATCGCGCTGAAGGCGTGGTGAACGTCGATCTGCTGGGTTACAGCTGGGACACTTCCAAAGGTGAAAACCCGGACTTGACCGCAATCGGCACTGCTGCGAACTGGAAGAAGCATTTCACCAGCAATAAATCTACCGCTGGCGTTCTCATCAAACTGGAATCATCTACGGGGGAGTAACGCTGTCAGCGGATAAAACCTCCGCAACTGCTGACAGCACCGATGCGGCAACGGTTTCCCTTAAATACACCAGGAATGGAGCCGGAGTGTCCGGTGCATCAGTTTCCTGGGCTTCTTCTGGAGGTACGCTAAGCGCTTCGACATCACAGACAGGCTCTGCTGGTGGCTCAACCGTGAAACTCACCTCTGATACTGCTGGCTCATTTACTGTGACGGCGACAGTAGACGGTGTGGTGAAAACAACTGAAGCGATCGCGTTCACTGCGCCATCTGGCGGTTAACTCATGGGGCGTAATGCCCCGTTTCTTTTGGTGAGAATTCGATGACTGTTTATATAACAATACAGGACGTTGACGAGCAGTTGGGAGATACCTGGGCCGCCGCCGACAAAAAAGCTAAAGCCGTACTCCAGGCAAATACCTGGATGACCGGCCTTAATCTTCAGGATATCGACCTCGATGATATTCCCGATGAAGTTAAGCAGGCCGGGGCGTTTGTCGCTTCCGTAGCCGCTGCAGGCAATCTTTATCAGCAAAAAACAGATTCCGGCGTGGTGACGAGCAAAAGCGTCGAGGCTGATGATGTGAAGGTCTCAAAAACATTTGCCGAACTTTCAACCTCAAGTACTGAGCTACTCGATCCCGATCTGCAACTGGCGTTTGCCATGCTCAAGCCGTGGATGCTTAACCCGTTTCAGACGTTCTTTGTGAGGGCGTGATATGGGCATGCGTGATGAACTGCAAACTGAAGTCGCCGCAGCGTTCGATACCGACCTGAGCGATGCCGTTAATGAGTTCACCGGCAGTTATACGGTACGTGGTGCATGGGACCCTGTAACGGAAACTGGCAGCGAAACGCAGGTGACTTACACCGGGCGCGGAGTGCTGGCCCGTTACAAACTCCGGCGTGTCGATGGCGTCAATATCCTGCATGGCGATATGAAGTTAACCGCCCTGGTTAACGAAGTGACCGATAAGCCAGCGGTTGGGCACTTTGTCACGGCGCCGGATCCGATAACTGGCGTACTTCAGCGTTATGAGGTCATAACCGCCGCGACTGATTCTGCTGGTGCTGCGTACTCCATCCAGTTACGGAGGGCGTGATATGGCTAAGGGATGGAGTATCGACCCGGCAGCATTCGCCGGGCTGGTGGCCGATGATGTGAAGTTGAGGCAGCGAACTATCGCCACAGAGCTGCTGAATGAAATCGTGAAACGGTCTCCTGTCGGCAATCCCGAGTTATGGGCGATTAATGCCACCGCCGTTCAGTACAACAAAGCTGTCGGGGAATGGAACGAATCTCTCTATGCCGATCCCGCAAATCTGACCAAAACCGGGCGACTCAGGAAGAAAGTCCGTGTTAACGACAGCATGGATATCCGGCGTCCAGCGCAATACCGTGCGGGTACGTTCCGGGCTTCGCATTTCGTCAGCATCGGTTCACCGGATTACGCGGTTCCGACTGAGCCGGATCCGCGCGGGACAATGACGTTTCTCAATGGCAAAAACATCATTGACCAGGCACCGGCCTATTCAGTGATTTATATCCAGTCAAACCTACCTTACTCCGCGGCGCTGGAGAATGGTCACTCTAAACAGGCTTCCACTGGCGTTTATGCCGTCTCGTTTAATGGTGTAATTCAGGGCTACAAATGACCCTTACAGAAATCAGAAATGCTGTCATTTACCGGATGACGGCGCAGACCGCTATTGCTTCTGATGCGGTGGACTATCCCAACGGGCCGATATTTGATCCAAGCGGTCGCAGTATCTGGGCACGTTTCACCAACATTTCAGGGATGGCGGGAGCCAACGAAATCGGGGACGGGCCGGTAGTCCACCGAACTGGCGTGCTCATCATTCAGCTATTTGTTCCGGTCGGTTCCGGCACGCTGCTGATATCTCAAACCGCAGACCAGCTAACGGAGCATTTCGAATTCCAGAATGATGGTCGCCTGAGTTACTTCGCTGTATCGGCGGTCCCGGCAGGCGAGGCCGACGGCTGGTCTCAGCTCAATCTACAAATTCCTTACCGCGCTCTGTAGCGCACAAAAACAGGAGGCTCCTGTGAGTTCAGGCGCAAAAGTAGTAACCGCGTTTATACGCGAAACAACTCCGGGTGTTACACCCACCGTTGGCGTTTGGGAATTGCTTCGACGTGCATCCTTCGGCGTTGCACCAACCCAAAACACCAATGACAACGATGAAATCGGCGGTGACCGCATGGCACAGGGCGTGTCTCGTGGAACGATTGATGTCGGCGGAGATGTCGGCACCAAATTCCGCTGGAATCAGCACGATGCTTTTCTGGCTAGCTGCTTTGGTGCTGAATGGGTAGATAATGTTCTGACCATGGGTAACAGTCGTATCACGTTCTCAGTGGCTTCCTATGCCGAGGATGTGGGTATCGCCCAGATTGCCCGTGGCTGTCAGGTGGCAACCCTGCAGATCGAAATCCCGAATGATGGCGACATCACGGCTACGGTCACTTTTGCTGGTCTGGACTGGGAAACGAAAGGCGACGATACCAGCTTTTTTAATGCGCCGGTCGATAATGCGGGGGCGCTCCGCTATTCGTTTAAAGAGGTAACAGCCCTTAGCCTGAATGGTGTCGCTGGTGGCAATGGTTTCTGTGTCGATACCTTCAATATCCAGTTCGACAACAATATGCAGACCCAGCGTTGCATCGGTACCGGCTCGGCGTTCGCCGGCGCGAATATTCCGACAACCTTTACGCCGTCCGGTCAGGTCACACTTTCATGGTCAAAAGCTGCGTGGGAGCTCTATAAGAAAACTTTCACCGGTGAAACGGTGCCGTTCAGCTTTACGCTGGAGAATGCTGAAGGCGCATATACCTTCGATTTCCCTGAGGTGCAGATTTCCGGCGACTGGCCTGATGCCGGTAGCACGGACATTGTGCAGGTCCAGCTGGATATCACTGCAGCCAATACGCCACCGACGATCACCCGCGTTCCTACCGTACCGGCAACGGCCATTAGTGTAGCGCCGGCGACGTCTTCCGGTGCTGTTGGCTCCACCGTGAACCTTACCGCCACTTTAACCCCGGCAGACTCCAGCGACATCGTTGTATGGACTTCTTCGGATCCGGCGATTGTCAGCGTGATTTCAACCGGCCAGAAAACAGCGAAAGTCACGCGTATTGCTACCGGCACCGCGACGATTACCGGCAAAGCGCGGACCTTTACCGCAACGTCTGAAATTACAGTCACGGCCCCTTAATTTCCCTGACCCGTTCCGCTGAGCATTGCGGTTCGGGCTTTTCCATGGAGTTCTTATGCTGATTGTTACCCCAAAAATTGATTTAAATGGCGAGCGCTGGTTTTACCCCTACAAAAAGCCAGAAGACAGCAAAAAGGAATTCTCGCCGGAAGAAGAATCGCTGTTCAAACTTCGCCTGCTGGTGGCCAGCAGCGAGAATCCGCAATATCGCTCCCGTAACGCGCTGGTGCGCCGCCACATCGATAAAATGGATGCGGGTTATAATGTAGGGACCAAAGAATTTAATCTCACCAGCGTGGGCGATATCGACTCTGTTGATGACCTGTTAATCGATAACGTAGCGCGGTTCCTGCTGAAAGGCTGGGAAGGTGTGGGCCAACTGGTGGATGGCTCAGAGATTGCTCTCGACTATACCCCAGAACTCGGGACCGCCATGCTGAAACAGCACCCGGAGATGTACTGGCTGATACTGGCCGAGGCCGCGAACATTGCTCAGGGTAAAGAGCAGCAGACTCAGGAAACCGTAAAAAAGCCCTAGAGGCGCAGGCGTGGCTGAATGAGTTCGGGGGCGAACGGGGAGATAAGGCAAAGTGGCGGCGGGAGAAATTAAATCTCCCGCCAATCCCTGAGCCTGAGATTGATGCTGTAACGGGGGAGATCCTCAACGCTTACGCGATGATTTCTCGCGGCAGGCAGTATGCAGGAATGGCTGGCGTGCCGCTCCCGTTGTCCCTGAGTGATATCGAGCGCTATCTGGCCTCACGTTCCATTCTGATTGACCGTACAGAGTTTGATGCAGCAATACTTGCCCTTGATGACGCCTGGCGCGATGCGTGGGCAGCGGAGCAGGAAAGGCGTAGTGAGTCGAAAAAATAGCACTTATTGGCCTTAATTTTCATGTGGTAGGATGTTTCCGATTGTAATTCTGGGGAAACAAACTATGAAAAAAATGGTGGTAGTGGCATTAGGAGCATTGGTTTTAGCAGGCTGTACGTCGCCAAAATATAATTATGCCCCAACAACGCAAAGTTTAAGCGAACCGCCTGTAGGGTCAGTGAATACCTCCTACGTTGGTGATTCTTTGTTAAGTCAAGGCATCTTAGCAAAATATGAAGGGATAAAAGTCACAGCGCCCGCGAGAGTTTCATGGGGTTATACAGTCACCCCTGGTAATCTGAAGAAGGTCGGTCAGGACGGAAAATCCGAGTTCTATATGCCTACGGGAATGGCTGATTCTGCGAATGTTCAGAAAGCTGCGCTAGCTGATATGTGGCAGGCATTGATGGTTAAGGAAGGTACTCGGACGCTCTGTGTCATTACTGTCTTCTCAGTATCTACTTGCGAAGACAATATGCCGATTGAGAAAACCAATTTAAACATTAGTTCTTCTAATAATTTTCAGCAGACATTGCTGTATAACGGACGTGTCGGTAATAAGATCAACATTGGTTACCGAGAATCGTCATCTGATATGGCAAGACCAGCTTTCAACAACGATGTTGAGTACGATTTATCAGAATCCAAGGTTATAGGCTACAAAGGTGCTAAAATTGAGGTCATTGAAGCTACCAACCAAAGTATCAGATACAAAGTTATCAGTAACTTTAGATAAAATTATTAATTGCCACGATGATTCAATCCCACTCAAGTGGGCGATAGCATAAGAATAAATGGTGTAGTTGCTTTCACAATGCCTTCATTGTGAACATCGCAATACAGAATCCAAATACCAGACCCGCTTCGGCGGGTTTTTTATTACCCGGAGAAAGGTAAATGGCAGAACAAACATCTCGTCTTGCAATTATTCTCGACAGCTCCGGGGCGGAGAAACAGGCTGATAACCTCACTGTAGCGCTTGATAAAATGACTCAGTCTGGTGATAAGGCCGTAACCAGTATTTTCAAAGTGTCTAAAGCTACGGATGAGGAAAAAGAGGCTCTCACCAAATTGAGAGCAGCCATTGATCCTGTTGGTGCTGCAATCAATACCGTTGGTCGCCGGTTCAGTGAGTTGAAAAAATACTTCGATAAAGGACTGATTGACGAAGAGGAGTTTCGTTCACTGTCTAAGATGTTGAACGACACCACCGAGGAATTAAGTGGCGTCGCTCAGGCTCAACGGGAAGCGAAAAAGGCAGGTGAATTAGCAGCCGCGCAGCAGGAAGCGCAGGCGCAGGCATTTCAGAGGATGCTGGATAAAATTGACCCACTGTCATCTGCGCTGCGCAATCTGGATCAGCAGCAAAGCGAACTGAATAAAGCCTTTGAGTCGGGGAAAATTAACGCTTCGCAATATGATGTCTACAGCAAAAAACTGAAGGAGACTCGCCGAGAGGTAACTGGAACTGCTCAAGCAGAGCGTGAGGCAGCAAAGGCCCACGACGAGCAGGTAGCTGCGCTGCGCCGGCTTGAGGCTCAGATTGACCCAGTAGGAGAAGCTTTTCGGCGGCTGAACGAACAACAGCGGCAGTTGGACGGCGCGAAAGCGACCGGGATGCTGTCACCGCTGGCGTACGATCGCCTGAACAGCAAGCTTGCGGAGTCCCGCGACGCGCTAGAGAAAACTCAGTCTCAACTTGGCAAAACTGACATGTCTGCAAAGCATACAGCCTGGGCAATGAGCATGATCCCCGCGCAGATGACGGATATCGTTGTCGGCCTGTCTACTGGGCAGTCTCCATTCATGGTGCTTATGCAGCAAGGTGGGCAGTTGAAGGATATGTTCGGTGGCATTGGACCGGCGATTAAGGGTGTTGGCGGGTATGTAGCGGGACTGATTAACCCGTTTACCCTAGCAGCTGCGGCGGTCGGTGTTCTTGGTCTGGCTTATTACAAAGGCTCTCAGGAACAGGATGAGTTTTATAAGTCGCTAACTCTCACTGGTAATCTGGCTGGCAAAACATCGGGCCAGCTGGCAGATATGGCGGCTCGCGTATCGGTTGCCGCCAACTCAACTACTGGCGCGGCAGCATCAACCCTTAACCTGTTGGTTTCATCCGGTAAAGTAGCTGGCGATTCTATGGAGCGCGTGACAACAGCCATCCTTAAGACCAGTGACGCTACAGGCATCGCCACTGAAAAGTTGGTAGGCGACTTCAACGATATTGCTGCCGATCCGGTTACTGCCATTACCAAACTAAATGACCAGTACCATTTCCTGACGCTGGCAACGTACAACCAGATTAAAGCCCTGCAGGACGAAGGAAATCAGCAGGAGGCGGCGCGTGTAGCAACCGACGCTTACGCCAATACCATGCAGCAGCGAGCAAATGACATTCATCAGAATCTTGGGCTTCTCGAAAGCGCGTGGGACTCTCTTGGTAAAACCGCGAAAGGCGCCTGGGATGCCATGCTTAATGTCGGGCGTGAGCAAACCCTCGCCGATAAGTTAGCCACCTTAAATAAAAATATCGCTGAAGCGCAGAAAGGGCAGGCTGAAGGTGGGTTCTGGAATGGTTTTAATGCTCGATTTAGCAACCTTCCTGAAATGCTCAAGCAAAGGGACGCTATTCAGTCGCAAATCACAGCTGAAGATACGCTAAATGGAATATTGTCAGACCACGACAAAGCAGAACAAAAGCGCATTAAAACTCAGCAGGAAGCGGATCGAGTTAACCAGCAATATCTCAGCAATGCGGACAAGCGCAATAAAGCTATAAAGCAGCAGAGTGAGTTCCTGAAGGCTGGCGCAATCACAGCGGACCAATACGCTAAGAACGTTTCTCGCATTAACGAGATGTATAAGGACCCAAAGGCGCCCAAAACGCCAAAAGGCAAAGCCTATACCGAGGACGCAGCAACTCGGCTGCTCGACCAGATAAACCAGCAGACCGCCGCAATGCAATCCCAACTTGATGCCAGCGACAAGCTGAACAGCGCAACACAGGCGCGGGTTAAGTTCGAGCAACAGATCGCTGACCTCAAGTCTAAAACGCAGCTCACTGCTGACCAGAAGTCTATTCTTTCCCGTTCTGACGAAATCCTGCAGGCCTACAAAAATCAGGAGGCTCTGCAAAACTCCGTCAAGACTTTGGACGACTATCGGAAGATGCAGGAGCAAATCGCGCCAAAGGAACTGCGACAAAATGAGACGCTGCAAAAACGCCTCGAAATTCTGCAAAAAATGGTCGATCTGAAAAAACTGTCTCCTGAGGCTGCTGGGCAGCAGGCCAGCGATCTGATTGGTAAATCTGTACTGCCTGATACCGTTATTTCTGGGGTGAACAAAACTGGTGGAACACTTACTTCCGGTGCGACTAATAGCGACCTGTCAGGGCAGGGCTTGAATATGATAGGGCTGCAAATCGATCCGCAGCTCGAAGTCATTGATAAGCTGAAACAGGCCCAGATTGATTATGCAGCCTGGCTGAATCAGCAACAGCAGGCGATAACGCAGAGTACAGTCCTGAATGAGCAGCAGAAACAGCAACAGTTACTGGCCTTGCAGCAACAGGGTCAACAGAACCAGGAAGCATTGAGCACGGCGGTTTATGTCGCACAAATGCAATCTGCGCAAAACTCCTTCTCCAGCATCACCGATTCGATGGGAATGATGTTTGGCGAGCAATCCACGATGTATAAAGCGGCTTTCGTGACGCAGAAAGCATTTGCGATTGCTCAGGCAGCGCTGCAATTACCCATGGCAATGGGCCAAGCGCTGGCGGGGCTGCCGTTCCCCGCCAACATTGCGGCAATGGCCTCTGTTGTTGGGCTGATGGCTTCGATTACCTCCAGCATTACCAGCGCTGCTGCCGTTGGGTTTTCTGGCGGCGGTTATACCGGCCCCGGTGGTAAGTATCAGCCAGCAGGTGTCGTTCACAAGGATGAGTATGTTTTTAGTAAAGCTGATGTAAACCGTATTGGATTAAACAACATCGAGGCATTCAGGAATGGCAAGCCGCTTGATGCAACGCTCAGCAAGCCGGGGTTCGGGACCGGAGTTCAGAACGTCAGCAATAGCCAGCAGACGACGCTTATTAAGCCGAATGTTACTGTGCCGCCAATAACCATTAATGGAAACCCTTCAGATACGACTGTGATGCTTGTACAACAAGCAGCCAGAGATGGTGCTAAGCAAGGATACCAGCAAGTTGCTAATGATCTCGCTAAGGGGGTTGGGCAGGTGCATAAAGCACTAACTGGCGGTTATAACACTGGCAGGAGGACTGGTTAATGGCAGATCTCTACTACCCGCATGATTACCTCCCGATGCCACTTCAGGATGGATATGGCTTCCAGCCAGTAAGCCCATTAAAGCGAACCCAACTTACCACCGGTCGCGCGCGTCAGCGGAGGGCTTACACGTCCACTCCGACGCAGGCGAGCATATCGTGGTTTATGGAGACGGATGCTCAGGCCCAACTTTTCGAGGCCTGGTATCACGAAACTATTACCGACGGTGCAGATTGGTTTTATATGAAACTGCAAACACCGCTAGGAGTGGAGCTTTATAAGTGCCGGTTCACTGACATCTACGAGGGGCCAACGCTGGTAGCGCCGATTTACTGGAGGTTCACAGCGACACTGGAATTATGGAAACGTCCGGTGCTTCCTGACGGTTGGGCAGAATTCCCTGATTTCATTATCAACAGCGATATTCTTGATCTGGCAGTTAACAGGGAGTGGCCTGAAGCATGACAATACTCAACCGCCTCTATGCCAGCAGCGGCCCGGAGGTCATCATTGAAACGTTGCAAATCAACATCGGTGATGAAGTTCACTATCTCTGTAAAGGCTATGAGGACATTACAGCCACGACCGAGAATGGCGATACTGTAAAGTTTATTGCCTGTGCGATGGATATTGCATTGCCCGCCCGGAACGCCGACGGAACACAGGATTTGAAGTTTGCCCTATGTAATATTGACGGGGTTGTTTCGACCGCTATTCGTAAAGCCATCAATGACCGTAACGCAGCATCGCTGACGTATCGCAGTTTTATCTCAACGGATTTAGCGGCGCCTGCGGCGGTGCCGTACACATTGCAGATTAAATCAGGCTATTGGACGGCGACAGAGGTGCAGATCACCGCGGGCTATATGAATGTCCTCGATACAGGCTGGCCGCGATACCGCTATACGCTCCCTTCATTCCCTGGTCTGCGTTACACCAACTAAGGATTTCATCATGCTCAACCCTGATAAATATCTTTCGGTCACATGGCTGAAGGGCGGCAGAGTGTACCCGCAGCTCGACTGCTTTGGCATTGTGAACGAGATACGGAGTGATCTTGAATTGCCTCTCTGGCCTGATTTCTCTGGTGTGACAAAAGACGACGGCGGGCTCGACCGCGAAGCGCGCCGGATGATGCTTTCTCTGAAACGTTGCGAACCCTGCGAAGGTGCCGGGGTGGCCTGCTATTCCGGTTCAACCGTCACTCATGTCGGTATCGTCGTCAATATCGATGGCTTGTTGCACGTGGCGGAATGCAATCCGGGGACGAATGTCACCTTTCTGCCTTTGCCGCGGTTTAAGCGGCGATTTGTCAAAGTGGAGTTCTGGCAATGACCATTCGTTTTTTCCCGTCGCGACTGCCTGGCGAACCACTTGAGACGCACGAGCATGGCGTAACCAGTATTCGCAGCTGGCTGGTTGCCAATGTTGAAGAGTATGAAGATAGGGAGGTGTCCCCGTTGGCCATTGAGCTTAATGGCCAGCTCGTACCTCCTGGTGAATGGGCGTTTCGCATCATCCGGCCGGAAAGCGATGTTCGCATGTATCCCGTACCATTCGCTACCGGGTTTGCCATCGCCAGCCTCGTTATTGCAGTAGCTGCTGCAGCCTACTCCATATACATGATGAACAATATGGACAGCGGTGGCTACACGTCATCCACCGGGCGCAGCCTCGATCTGAACCCCGCGAAAGCAAACAGCGCAAAACTCGGTGATCCGATCCGTGAAGTTTTTGGCCGCCGCCGCATTTACCCGGATTATGTTGTCCAGCCTGTCACCCGCTATGATCCTGCTGACCCGACCATCATGCATGTTCATATGTTTGTCTGTCTGGGGGCGGGTCATTTTGATTATTCTGAGGGTGATATCAGAGTAGGGGATACACCAAAAACGTCTTTGCCAGGGTTCAACCATACAAACTATCCGCCCGGTACTGATGCTTCCGGCGATGAGCGTAGCGAAAATTGGTTCAACTCGACTGAGGTTGGGGGAACATCCTCTGGCTCCGGGCTTGATATGGCGCAGACCTCACCAGATTCAGACGACATTATCGCGGACAGCATGACGGTATCCGGTGCGACTGTAACGTTTACCGGGCTTGATACAGATGACGACGACGATGAAGATGAGGACGATAACGCGCTGCCTGAAAGTTGGGTGGACGGCACTATAGTGGAGATTAAAGCGCCAACCAACTTTCTGATTTCGACTTCTTCCGGCTACAGCGTGTTTGCGAGCAAGCTACTGACTGAGATTGAGCCAGTGGCTGGAATGCCGGTTACGCTCAGCTTTAACAGCGTTGATTACGACCTCTTCATTGCAGCATATACGCCGGGGCAGGATGCCGTGCCGGGTGAGGGTGGCAGTGCGGCTAAAATTCAGGCCAGCGCTGCGCCAACCACTTACGATTTCTCGCTGGGGAGCACAACATTTACGGTGACCTGGCACGGAACAACTTATACCGTCTCGCTGGTTGCCGATTATGTCAATATGTCCGGCCTGCTGGCTGCAATTACTGAGGGGCTAACCGGGTCCAGCCTGGTGGCGCAGGATAATGGCGGAACGGTACTGATCACTGAAGAGGCGAGCCCGTTTGCTGGCGGAGAAATCACATCATCCTCGCTCCCGGTAGCGGTCTTTGGCGATGCGCCTGTATATACCGCAGGCAGTGAATCAACCGGCGGTAGTGCAGCTATCACCGCAAACGTCACGCTGGCGTATAACAGCGCGATGGGTACCGCTTTCTCGGGGATGCCGGAAGGTACTCAGCGTCTTGCTCTGTCTCATCGGGGTAACGAGTACCAGATAATTTCAACTGATGGCACAACGGCTACTGTTGCACGCCTGATTTATGGTGCGATTGATGCAGCCTGGCCGGGTTTTTCAGCGCGGACGATGATTGACTATGAAGCCACCGGGCTGAATGACAGTGACACATGGATGGGCCCCTTCCTGGCGAGCCCTGATAATGAAATTGTGGATATGTTTGAGGTGAATTTTTCATTCCCCAGCGGTATCTGCGGCTTCGATAACAAGGGCAAGAAACGCATCCGGCATGTTGAGTGGGAAATCCAGTATCGGGTTTATGGTTCAGGTGCAGGCTGGATCAGCAAAACAGGTGAGTATGCATTAAAGAACGTAAACGGCCTCGGGTTCACTGAGCGGATTATTCTGGAATCACCGGGTCTTGTCGAGGTGCGTTGCCGTCGCCGGAATGAGCAGGGGAGTAATAACGCTCGCGACAACATGTACTGGCAGGCTCTCCGCGGGCGTCTGCTGACACATCCTTCATCCTATACCGGAGTGACCACGTGGGGAGTCACTGTTGAAACAGGTGGTAAGTTGGCGGCACAGTCAGACAAGCGAGTGAATGTTGTGGCCACACGTGTTTATGACTCAGGCGCTGCCCGGTCAATTTCGGGAGCATTAATGCATGTGGGGAATTCTCTAGGTCTTCAGATGGATACGGAAGCCATTAGCGTGCTGGAATCGACATACTGGACACCTGATGGTGAGTATTTCGACTTTGCTACCGGAGACAGTATTTCGGCGCTTGAAATGCTGCAGAAGATAACGAATGCCGGGAAATCCTATTTTCTGCTGAGTGACGGGCTGGCGTCCGTCGGGCGAGAGGGTGTCAAGGCCTGGACAGGAATAATCACTCCGCATGAGATGACCGAGGAGCTGCAGACGGGCTTCACCGCACCGTCTGATGATGATTATGACGGCGTTGATGTCACCTATATTAACGGGACCACATGGGCGGAGGAAACCGTACAATGCAGGACCAGCGATAATCCTACACCGGTTAAAATTGAGGATTATCAGCTTGATGGTGTACTTAGCCGGGATCGCGCGTATCAGATTGGTATGCGTCGCCTGATGAAGTACCTGCAGCAACGGGAGACCTATCAGACGACAACAGAGCTGGACGCGCTGTGCTACAACGTTGGCGATCGCATTGTTCTGACAGATGACATACCGGATTCAGCGACGACAATCAGTTGTCTCGTTGAATCCTTATCAACTGTCAATGGCGTGACGACGATGACTGTATCCGAGCCCCTGAACTGGACGTATCCGAATCCCAGAGCATTAATCCGCTATCAGGATGGTTCGGCCTCAGCGTTGATGGTCGCGACGAAGGTGGGAGACTATCATCTGTCAGTGCCTTATCTCAGTAAGTTCGACGAGATAGATTTTTCCACGGCATCCATTGAACCAGTCAGGCTGGTTTTTTGCGATTCTTCTCGCGTGGGTTACAACGCGATAGTGTCGGAAATAGCTCCGCAATCAGACGGGACGTGTCAGGTTACCGCCAAAGAGTACCGCGCGTCATTCTACGACTACGACAACGCCATCTACCCCGGCGACGTTGCATAAAACTGAAACATCTCTCAACAACCCGCTTCGGCGGGTTTTTTGTTATAGGGCGACTATGAGCACATATAAAACCGGCAACCCGTTGGGTTCGGCGGCTGTAAAGGATTTGTTTGATAACGCCGAGAACCTCGACTTTGCACTTAACAGCCTGACCGCCTTAATCTGGACCGATCGTCTGGGCAAAACGCGTCGCTCGTTCTTCGGAATGGAGTCGGCATTTGTCACGCAGCTCACCAGCCAGGAAAGTCGGTTCAATACCTTCATCCAAAGTTCGGGCTATCAGATTGTCGGTGATTACACTGCCGGCCCGTTGACGCTCACCGAGTATAACCAGCTTATTCGCTATAACAACGAGCTGTATAAACTCACCGCAACGACAGATATCCCGTTTACGACGGCTGGTAATACTGACGAAACATGGACCAGTACTGACGCTGCGCATTTTGTATCTGTCGGAGATGCAGCGCTTCGCCAAAACCTGGGTTCAAGCGAAAAGGGTTTCGGTACGGACATGGTCAGTCTGGCAATCCATGAATATATCAATGAAAAGGGGTTGTTCACCGATACCAGTATCACGCACTGGTTTGGCAATCCGACATTCGAAGTATTTGGCGCAATACCGGACGATATAACCAAAGCCTCTGAAAACGCCATTGCTATTAACAAGGCGCTACAGTGGTCAAGGGAGAATAACGGGCGTCCGGTGTCTCCGACGCAGGGGGTATCATACTATTTTGACGACACGCTGGAGTTTGTTGACCAGGGTGATGGTACAGACGTGGGGAAATCCGCCCGCGTTGTTGGTCCTAATGATATGTCATCCCTCCTGATACCGGTGGGGGGTGATGGCACAAAACCTGCAATACGAGCGCTGGGTAATCTGGGTACGTCCGGCAGCATGTCTGCACGCGGCGTTCAAATCACCGGGTTAAAAATCATGGCGGCCGACTGGCTACTTAGCCCAGATGATGATGACGTTTACCCTCCCGTAGTTCATTTGGAAAACATATCACTTTGGGGTTTATTTAATGACATCCAGGTCTGGAATCCGCAAGGGAGAGGGGTGCTTGCAAAAGCCGTAACGGAATGCCTGTTTGCAGAAATTGAAGTTAGAGGCGCTAAAAGTCTTGGGTGGGAACAATACGAACCTAATCCAGCATACAACCCCAAAGACGTAATGTTTATGGAATGCTCCTATAACCGCTATGTTCGGGTTAAGGCAATGTCCTGTAATAATTACGGTGTTCAGGCGCTATTCACTGGCGGTAACGCACTTCGTTTTGAGCATTGCAAATTCCAGGAAGGTCTTATCGGTATGCGCTTTGTCAGGACGCATGGCGTCAGAATCGATACGCCTTATTACGATGGTCCTGCTGACCGATATGCAACCGGGGAAAAAATCGCCATTCAGATTGATGGTCCGGGTGCAGCTAATTTTTCTATTTCTGGTGGGCGTTGCTGGAATTGCCATGTCGGCGTGGATTTCATCCAGTGCAACTTAGCATCTGTGATGGATCTGAATATGGATTTCACCAGTCCTGCGGGTTCAAATATCTATGGTGTCAGGGCTGGCGTGTTGGTGACTCTGCCGGTTGATACAAACGTTGCCACATACCAGGATAATTCCACTAAAGGCGTTATTTCCGGATTTATGCGCACATACGATACGGGCTACTCTCCGCAATGGACGATTACAAACGGCTCAGTATCGGTGGGGAACGGAACGCAGACGGGCCGTAAAACCCGAAACTTCAATAAGGTTGAAGTCAATGCCAGACTGGTAGTGGGCAGTTCCACGGTCATCGAAGGGACAAACCTGACGCTCACTTTACCGTATAACACTGTCGTTACGGGCCAGAGCCTGTCGTGCATAGCTTATGACGCCTCAGCAGCAAAATTCTATCATGGCCGCGCGCTAATATCCGGTCAGGGTGCCGCGCTGGTCTTTGAAAAATATCTGACGGCATACGCCGTTTCCCCTTCCACCGCTTATCCGTTTTATCCGGCTGCTGGCGACTTTTTCCAGATTGAGGGGTATTACTTCCTGAAGTGAGGTATTTATGCAATTAACGGGAACTGAAAGCAAAATCGTGCAAATCAACGGGGCAGAGACCACCATTGTACGTGATGTGGTATTAAGGCTCGGTCAGGTAGCCATTATAGGCGAATGGCCTGACACGATGATTCGCGCAGTCCTTTATGACGACGGCGTACCTTACGGTGCATACGACATTCCAATGGGACCAGTGGGAGAGGAAGAAATACTGAAGGCTGTACTGGCGCAGGGTAACTTACCGGGATTTGTATTTGAATAATGGAAACCCCGCCATTGCTGGCGGGTATTTCAGTCCGGGATAAACTCACCATTAAAAGCTGAAGGGGGAATTGAAGCAGTGTTCTTTTCCGGCGGTTCTGGTTCTGACTCGCGAGATTCAATGAGCGCTTTCAGTGCGTCATCTGTCATTAATTTAACTTCATCCGACATATTCACCTCTCAGTTAAATGTGCCTTCGAAATCGGCGGCATTCATGATGATTTCCAGTTTGATGCGCATTCTGACTGTGTTTCCTAAATAGGTTCCAATATCAGTCGATACACCCGTGACCATTGCAGCGATTGTCACCACACTGTTATTAGCGTAAACGTTCACGCCTATATTTCCCTGATAGAACCCGGTCTTCATGCCAGAGGTAAACGGACATTGTCCGAGGTACTGATAAATCGTACCTGATGCCAGAAACGGGAATCCCGAGAGTTGCAGCGGCCCTGTCGAGGATGACGTTGTTATGTTCAGGTCCAGGTCGTATACAATCTTATTATTGTTGATTGAGTACGTTCCTCGCGTCGCGGTGCTGTCCAGTGTGACACCACTGCCGACTGCAATTGTCGGTTTGAATGTGCCTGTCAGTCCTTTGGCTGAGTTATTCGTTATCAGGTTTTCGACAATAATATCCTTACCTCTGATTCTGTTATCACCAAGAACGTTACCGACACCACGGAAATAGATACTGCTGAACTCGTTGGCGGTAACGAAAACATCGTTATCAGAAACCACGCAGTTCTTTGTTGTGTTCAGCCTGAGCCCAATCCCGGAGCTGTCACCCGCTGAATTAAACTTGGTTTTGTGTTCTTCGTCTATTACGACAATGTTTGAATTGACAACAATATCATGCACCGTGCCGAGCCATATTCCATTATATCTGTTGTTTTTACATATGTTGCCGTTTATGGTGTTCCCGTACACGTCGTTTGTAGCGGACTGAGTCCCACTAACACCATTATCTATGCCGTGGTTAAAATTCCAGTTTGCAATGTTTCCGGAGATTATGTTGTAACAGGAAACTGAGCTCCCACCACCACCAAAATAAATCCCGGACTGTCCATTATTCGTCGCGGTATTATTGGTGATAGCGCTGTACTTGATACCTTCAAACATGAAACCGTCCCAGTACATACTCGTGCTGTCCCATTCGTTTGTGAAATTATCCGGGTCGTCAACAAAATGGTTGTCACAGATATTACCATCAATGACGTTGAAACTTCCGCCGCCATGAATACCGACACTACAATTCTGGATATTGTTGTTCTGATAAAATCCGTGATTAGACCAGGAAATTGATATACCTACGCAGAACCCCATCGCGCCATAGTGACGGCCGTCAATATTCAGTCCGCATATTCTGGTGCGCTCAACGTTATCTACCACACGGATAGCATAGCAACCAACGCTACCGACGGCACCGAAGCCATCAGCAGAGGTCAGTATGGAGAAATTCTCCAGCGTCACGTTATCTGCCGTTATGTGAAACAGTATTCTCTGTGAGGTGATGCTGTCTTTTGTTACAAATCCCGACGCTTTCCCTGTGCCTCTGATTGTGACCGATGAATCCAGTTTAAAACTGTCAGATACGCAGTAAAGGGAGCTTAACAGTACTTCTTTCCCTGTTTGCTTTGCTTCAGCAATGGCAAGTTGCGACGCTACCGTGTCGTCTGTTACCCCATCCCCTCGGGCCAGGTATTTTTCAGGGGTTGTATACCCCAGCCCGCCGATCCATTTTATTCCGTCGCCTGAACCCAGGTTTACGCGAACAATCCACGCAATTTACAATCAGCTATTTCAAAGGGTTGCATAATGCTGATTGGCTACGCGCGGGTGTCTACCGGCGATCAAAACCTCGATTTACAGAAAAATGCGCTGGTTCGCGCAGAATGTGAGCTAATTTTCGAAGATACCGCCAGCGGAAAGAATGCTAAACGGCCAGGATTACGGAAAGCTATTCGCCGTCTTCGACCTGGTGATTCGCTGGTGGTCTGGAAGCTGGATCGCCTCGGTCGCAGTGTACGCGACCTCATCACTCTGGTATCAGAACTGCAAGAGCGGGGGATTCATTTTCGCAGCCTGACCGACAGCATTGATACCAGTACGCCTGCAGGCCGCTTTTTCTTCCACGTAATGAGCGCGCTGGCGGAGATGGAGCGCGAATTGATAGTAGAGCGTACACGAGCCGGTTTAGCCGCTGCAAGAGAGCAGGGCCGTATCGGCGGTCGTCGGAGAGTAATGACTGCAGAGGTTGTCGAGCGCTGCCGCCGGATGCTGGAAAACGGAGCTACACGCCAACAGATAGCCGATGTGATCGGTGTAGGGGTGAAGACTATCTATAAATATTTGCCAGTAACGGGATGAGCTATAAGCCTAATGGCTATCAAAACTTTTCGTGATTATTCGATATGCCTTCCCACAGTTGTAAAAGCCCAAACATCATGAGTCCTGAGACAGTAAAGAGCGTTGCGGCAACGAGTAAAGTAGTCATTTAAGAGCCTGTGTTTTATTGATTACACATAAGACACCACGACATAAAAATAGTTGCTGAGCTTTACAAAACGATAAAGTATTGCTACCAGGTAACCGTATGCAAGAGCCCGCAGATGAGTAATTTGCTATGGAGGCGGTGCCATGGCTGCAAAATTTTATCGTCGCACTGTTCGCAAAATCATCAAACAGTTAAGCACTGAAAACACTTTAAGACTCACCGTACTTATTACATCAATACTTTACGGCAATGGCGAAAATTGATAGGCGAAACCTATATTGATATATCGCCAAGTTAAATCTACTGTATATATAAACAGTATTTATATGAGCGAGTCTAATATGCAGTTCTACACGCCCGTTGAGTTACGCAAAATTATCCTCATTCCGTTGTACAGCGACCCTGTGCAGTGCGGTTTTCCAAGTCCTGCACAGGATTACGTTGAGCAACGTATTGACCTGAACGAACTATTAATTAATCACCCCAGTGCGACGTATTTTGTGAAAGCTGCTGGCGATAGCATGATTGAGGGGGGAATCAGTGAAGGGGATTTACTCATCGTCGATAGCTCCCGCAAACCTGAACATGGAAACATTGTTATTGCTGCCGTAGACGGCGAGTTCACCGTTAAAAAGTTGCAACTTCATCCACGGGTTCAGCTTAACCCAATGAACAGCGCCTATTCTCCGATTATTGTCGGTAGCGAAGATACGCTGGATGTGTTCGGCGTTGTGACATTTATCATCAAAGCGGCTGGCTGAGATGTTCGCCCTGTGTGATGTGAATTCATTTTACGCATCGTGCGAGACCGTGTTTCGTCCTGACCTGAAAGGGCGGCCAGTTGTCGTCCTCTCAAATAACGACGGCTGCGTGATAGCCCGTTCTGCTGAAGCGAAGCCGTTCGTCAAAATGGGTGAGCCATATTTCAAGCAAAAAGATATGTTCCGCCGGCACGGCATTATCGCGTTTAGTAGCAACTATGAACTCTATGCTGATATGTCTAATCGGGTGATGACTACTCTGGAAGAGTTGTCCCCGCGATGCGAGATTTACAGTATCGATGAAGCATTCTGCGATCTTACTGGCGTCCGTAACTGTCGTGACCTAACCGAATTCGGGCGGGAAATTCGCGAGACGGTACTACGCCGGACACATCTCACCGTTGGCGTTGGTATTGCGCAGACCAAAACGCTCGCTAAATTAGCGAACCATGCAGCGAAACAGTGGCAGCGGCAGACTGGGGGTGTGGTTGATTTGTCGAATCTGGAACGGCAGAGAAAACTGATGGCCTTACTACCAGTGGATGAGGTCTGGGGGGTAGGGCGCCGCATCAGTAAAAAACTGGAGGCTATGGGGATCGACACTGTACTCAAACTGGCCGATACGGATATCCGGTTTATACGGAAACATTTTAACGTCGTGCTTGAAAGAACTGTACGGGAGCTGCGCGGCGAACCATGCCTCGGGCTGGAGGAGTTCGCACCGGTAAAGCAGGAAATAGTGTGCAGTCGTTCGTTTGGCGATCGCATCACTGAATATCATGAAATGCGCCAGGCGATATGCAGTTATGCATCGCGCGCAGCCGAGAAACTTCGCGGCGAGCATCAGTACTGCCGCTTTATCTCTGCGTTCGTTAAAACTAGTCCTTTTGCCCTCAACGAGCCGTATTACGGTAACAACGCATCGGTAAAGCTGCTAACACCAACCCAAGACAGCAGGGACATAATCACCGCTGCGACGAAATGCCTCGATGTAATCTGGCGAGACGGACATCGCTATCAGAAAGCAGGCGTGATGCTTGGCGATTTCTACAGTCAGGGTGTGGCACAGCTGAATCTGTTCGATGACAACGCACCACGGCAGAACAGCGAAAAGTTAATGGAAGTTCTCGACCATCTCAACGCGAAGGATGGCAGGGGTACGCTGTATTTTGCAGGGCAGGGAATCCAGACCGCATGGCAGATGAAGCGGGAAATGCTTTCGCCTCGGTACACCACGAGATACAGTGACTTGATACATGTGAGATGATAAGTTAAATGACGGGAATGAGTTATGAGCAAGGTGTGGACATGGATACACTAGTACTCAGGCCTTGATATAAAAAGTGTGAGTTCTATAAATTAAATAACATGTGGCTAGAAAAATGGTGCTAAAAATATATAATCACATAATCTTGGTAGTTTCAATAATACTTTTGCTGTTTTGTTGTTTAATTATTGCTTATGCGGTGGGTTTTAGCAGTATTTTATATGAGATGAAAAATTTTCCTGATTGGTTAAGTTCTGTCAGCACATTTGGAACTCTAGTTGTAGCATACTCAGCATATAAAAAAGCGCCGGAATGGATAAGTCAGAGAATGCATGAAGATGCATTTTCTTTAGCTAAAAAAATAATTCTTGATGATTATCCATCACTTAAAGAAAAAATAGATAATGCTGGAAATCAAGTGAGTTACAATGTTATATATTTTGATTTGCTTGATGATGATTGTGTTGTATCTATTTCCGTAGACGATTGTGACAAGGCGTTGTCTGTTTTCTATGATGTGCAAAATTCACCGACGACAATAAAAAGCAATTTGGAGAATCTCTCTAAACTTGGATGGAATGTTGACCGGGATATTTTAATTATCAACGATGAAATTAATGCGTGTTATAGAGAAATGCAACATACTTATCTTTTGGCATTTGCCGGAATAAAGCGAATGATATCAACTAAAAATATTAATGAGAAGCGTCGTTGCGCTACTCGAATAAGTGGGCTTTTTGAACAATTTGAGAGTAATAAAAATAAATTTGATCTGCTTTACGAAAGAGTAAGATTAAAGCACAGACGGGTTCCGGATTATTTTGATGTCGAGAAAAAATAAATATTATTATGCAGTTTATCAACTGCATAATGGTGTAGGATGTAGTTAAAAAACGGTAGGGGGTTATATTAATTTCTCTATTAATTCCGCCCCCTGATTTTTCACATTACCCACGGCGCGCGTCACGGCGTGCCAGATAAACTTGTTGGCTGGCACTGCTCCGTCGGCTGCTATCTCTTCGGCTTCCTTCCCGCCTATATCCTGCCTCATCCATTCCCGCGCGGCTTCGGGCGCCAAGACCAGCGGCCGGCGGTCGTGAATATCGACCAGCCCTTGATCGGCCGCAGCGGTCACAATCAAAAATCCCTCTGCTTCATCTCCGCGCTCGAAAGGGACGCTACCAATAGTCGCCATGAATATAGGTTTGCCGTCTTTCCTGTGGATGAAGTAAGGCTGTTTTTTGTCGCCTTCTCGCTTCCACTCAAACCAACCATCAGCAAAACAAATCGCTCTCCCGTGCTGCCATAGTGGCTTAAACATTCTGCTTGTTGCTGCGGTTTCTACGCGGGCGTTAATTAGCGCTGGCTTATCCCACCATCCGGGGGCGTAACCCCAGTGAACAGGGTCGAGGTGCAGCTCTTCATTGCGTTCGCTTAGCAATAAAACTTTGGTTCCGGGTGCGACGTTGTAACGACCGATCGGTTCAGGGTCATAGGCGATATCACGCTCAGCCTCTTCGACAAGATAAGCCAGGTATTCTTCACGGGTTTTTGATTGAGCAAAGCGTCCACACAT